GACGCACCAAGCGAAGCGTCTATGAAAGAGTGGCCTGAGCACTGGATAAACAAGCAAGACCCACTAGGTTGGCTACAATGGTATGATAGGTACTCTAAAGGTCGCCGCACCGAGGACGATGCTAGGCAAATAAAACGATGGAAATCTTTTAAAGCAAGACACCTAGCACAGTACTTAAAAAACCCTACACTTAAGAGAAAAGCTGCCCTTAGAAATTGGGCCATTGATGTGGAGAAATAACATGGACTTACTAACCATAGAACTACTTAAACTAGCCGCTAAAAAGAAAAAGCCTAAAGGAACAGCTACAAAGCGAGACCCAGCTAAGTGGGCTAGAGCTAAAGCTAGAGCTAAAGCTAAGATGGGCGGGAAATGGTCAGCTAGAGCAGCTCAATTAGCGGTTAAGTACTATAAAAGTTCTGGTGGCAAATACAAAGGTAAAAAACCTACTGCTAAAAATAACAAGCTTAAAAAGTGGTCTAAGCAGGACTGGCAATGGAGTGGCGAGCGTAAAAAGAAGAAAAAGAAATCTAGGAAGAAAAAAGCTAGTTTTAACGAAGAGTTGGTAACTAAGTTATTAGAATTTAGTAAAGAAGCCGGTAGTAAAAATAAAAGCAAAGGCGTGTATTTACCTGCTAAAGCTATAGATGCACTCAAGTCCAGTAAAAAAGGACGTAAGAAACTTAGAGCAGCTAGCCGTAAGAAGTCTAAAGCCACCCGTGAAGGAAAGCAGCACGCTAGTCACGGATTGCATAAAGGCAAAAAGCGTAGTAAGTTAGGGCACACATATGAACGATAGGCACTTAAGTCAAAAAACAGCGGGCATGCCCAATGTTAATTCTTCTCTAAAGCTACTAGAAAATGTGCTAAAAAAAGTAAAATTACCAGAATTAGCAGATAAAGTAGATTTATATAGAGCTAGGAGAAATCTAGGGATAGCCGTAAAAGATTTAAAGAAGTACGAAGATCTTACAAGCAGATTTGGTCAAATGCCTCGGATAGTTATTCCTAAAACGCATATTGATGTACCTGATTTAAAAAGATTAGGATTTCAGAATTCTTTAGTAGCAGTCCCTGAGGTAGGTCAAAAAACATGGACAACCTATAGGCACCCTTTGGACAAGTTACATCTACATGATCATGGCGATGTTCTAAATATGCATATAGATAATCTACCTTCATTACAAATGGTAGCAGAGAGAAATTCTCTATCTAAAAAAATGAGAGAAAAATTATTAAAAACTATACCTGCAGGTATTAAACCTTGGACTCCAGGTAAGAATAGAAAGTCTCTTATGAAAAAATTAAAGGAAACTGCATCTGGAGTAGGTCACGCCGTCCTAGAAGGAGGACCTGGATATATTAACTACGGTCTGAAGCAGTTAAACCCTTTCAAAGTATCGATGGCGGACGAAATACTAGCCAAATTACCAAAAGACTACTTAAAAAAGCGTTATGGAGTAACAAAAACCTCTAGCTATACTTCCCCCTATATGCAAGCATACTTAGCGGGAGTAAAATTAGCGGAAGCACAGTTTGATGATTATCAAAGTGTTAGCGATCCTGATGGTTTTGATGAAGTCACTACAAAATCAGATAGCGAAGATCCTAAGTCTTTTAGGAGCACTAGTTATAGCGATAGAAGTAGCCCTGCTACAAATAACTATAGCACTAGTGGACGTAACCAAAGCACTCATGCTAAGCAACCTGATGAGGTTATTCCTGACCAAACTTTTGAAACCAACTCACCTAAACGTGATAGATTAAGAGGTAAATATAATGGCTAAAATAATAAAAGGAGACATTGAAGCTACTGGAGAAATCAAAGGCGCTACTATAGTAGGAGACCTGACTGGGGATGTCACTGGTACAGCAGATATTGCTACTGAAGTAACAGTATCTGCTAATAACAGTACTGATGAAACAGTATACCTTACTTTTGTAGACGGAGCCACCGGTACTCAAGGTTTAGAAACAGATACTGGATTAACCTATAACCCCAGCACTAACCAAATAAGCGCCATTACTTCAGGATCTATAGCAGTACAGAACGTAATTGGAGCGGGAGCAAATAATCATTATGTGCCTGTAGTTAATACATTTAATGGTAACTCTAGTTTATTTGGAGACGCTAATTTAGAGTTTAACTCTAGTACAAATACCCTAACCACTACCGCTTTTGCAGGAGCACTCACGGGTAATGTTACGGGTAATGTTACGGGGGATGTAACTGGAGGAGTATCTCTGCCTTCAGGCAAAACTATAGCAGGGTTACATACTTCTAATACTATCAGCACTGCAGGTAATATCTCAGTAACTAGTTCAGGTAGTGCTGTAATAGCACCAGAAGTACAAAGTGCTAAAATTACCCATCGATCAAGTGACGCAGCCTTAGTAATAAGCTCTATAGATGATGTAAAGGTAGTATTAGATGAAGGTACGGATAATTCTGCAGGTACTTTTACTATACATAAAAATGCAGACAGTAACCCTGCGGTTTTTTCAATAAATGAATCCGGAATTACCACAGCAGGACAAGTAGTTTCTTTAAGCCATATTTCTTCCACTGACGGAGACATAGCTACTACTAATGGCAATGTTTATACCGTGAATGGCAACCTATATACCACTAATGGTAATATAACTGCCGGAGGAGATATTACAGTAGGCGATGACCTTTATATTAACGGTAGTTCTACAGCGGTAGTATCCTCAGTTTCAGGGCAAGGAACTTACATAACTTTTTCTTATGCCAATAGTACCCGGGGTGTAACTTTTAATACGCCTGACTTTAGGTTAGCCGGAATACCGGAAGAAACTTCCAGTTTTGCTACCTATTATTTAGGTGTTAGGACTGCAGAAGGTAATCGAGTATATAGAGATGATGCAAATTTCTTCACCGGAACACACATCTACAAAGCAGCAGGCGACATAGCTCCTGGCACCGCAGTAGAATTAGTAAACGGATCTGTACAAGCAACTAGTTCAGCTAACTCTGCTATATGCGTAGGCATTGTAGCACAGACCGTAGAAGCCACCGCTGAAAACCCTATTGAGACTTCTTTAGGTGAGAACTTAACCTCAGGCTGGGCTATTAAACTAGCTTCGGTAGGTGACGTAAAGCACCGTAGCAGCACAGGATTCCTAGTATGCAACGAGGGTGGAGACATCGCTCCCGGAGACCTCTTAGTTACAAGTTCAACTCCCGGTTACCTAATGAAGCAAGCAGACGATATAATTAGATCAACAACAGTAGGTAAGGCCATGGAAGCACCGAGCTTCGACGAGAACGGCCAAGCCTCTGGCATCTACGGATACATTTACTGCGGGTAATAATATGCAAGACAAACTAGCACAGTACTATTATAACCTAGGCACTGAGCTAGCAATGCAGCATAGTGGCTTAGAGAAAACAGCTTTTTTAAAAGGATTAGGTAGGGTACTAACTCGAGGAACTCCTCAAGACCTAGTAGCTCACTTTGGTAAAAGAAACTTAGCTAATACTATCGGTAAAAAAGACTTAGCTAATATTATTAGTAGGTTAAGACCTTTAGGAGGCAAATCTATAGCTACTGGTGTAGGATATACAGGGCTAGGTGCAGGACTAGGCGTAGGAGCTGATGTATTAGCTACAGCTTACGGACTACCTGGTTTAGGCACTACAGGTTCCGCAATGTTCGGAGGGGTTCTAGGAAAAATGTTCAAAGATAAGAGAACCCTAGACTTAGCAAGGTCTTTAACAAAAGCTGAGAAAGCCCTAGTAGCTAAGAACATGACCTATAATCCAATTAGAAGTAGTTTATATAGTGGTATAGGAACTATGAATCCTGCTGGAGCACTTAGTGATTTGTACACTAATTCCAAAGTAAGGAATATTTTAGGAGCAAAAACATTATGAAAATTAAAGTAACTAAAACTAAGCCTATTGCAAAAGCGCTTATTATTAAGTCTAAAGGAAGCATGCCTATGAGCCCTAGTAGCATTACCGACATGGTAGGCGGGCCTATTAGCATGCTTATGAAAAGCTTAATGAGCAGTGATATGCCTAAGATGCCTAAGATGCCTATGATGCCTAAAAGTATGGGCTCTATGGTAAAAGACCCAGAGTATGATGATAGACAAATGATCCTACACTCTCTAAACAGTATCAGAGCTATCTGCGATGAGTTAGAGCAACTAGCTTGTGGGTGCGACCCTATGCCTTCTTGGGCAGAAGCTAAGATTTATGCAGCCCAAAAGGATATACTTACTGTGTTAGGTTCTCTTTTAGGTAAGAAAAAAGGATAAGTTTATGAACGCTACTGCTAGCATGTTAGAAGCACCTCTTGAAAAAACAGCATTTGCTCCTGATATAGGTGAAGCGATTATGCGGGCCTATAAGCAATTCGGTACTAAAGGGTTAGCTGGGTTTATACCCGGAGTAGATAGCTACGCTGCTTCTGGTCTAGCAGGAGTAGGCGCCTCCGAGCTAACTAGTAGGCTAATGCCTCAAATAGCTAGAAGAAATCCTAAGAAGGTAAAAGCTCTACAAGCAATAGCTTCCGGCTTAGCAGGAGGAGGAACAGGTTTAGCAAGTAGCTTTATAGGGGCGCCTTTAATGCGTGATCTTAAGAAGGTACCTAATACTAAGCTATTACCCGAATTAGCTAGCTTGGGTGCTTTAGCAGGAGGAGCTGAGTTATTAGCCGCCCCTTATATGGGTAAAACTACTGGTGCTTTAGAACCTATTTTAACTACAGGAGCAGGAGCAGGCTTAGTATCTGCAGCACAGGGTATACGTAAGAAAATAAATCTAGACAACTTTATACGAGCTGCTAGAAGAGCTGGCAAAGAAGTAGATGCTAAGCCTATTAGCTATACTAAAAGCATTATGGATTCTTTTAGGAAGTTGCCGGGAGGTAGTTTACCAGCAGGAGCTGGAGCAGCTTTGTTAGCTACAGGAAGCCCTGTACTAGGAGGTACTGCTTTACTATCAGCTCCGTTAATGAACAATAAAGTAACAGAGTATTTAGCAGATGTCTCTAAAGAGTTACAACGTAATAAAGAAATAAAAGAGCTATACAAAAAGTCTAGTCTTAACGCACCTTTAGCAACAGAGCTATCTAAACTAGCTGCCCCAGCCTACATGACCCTAAGTCCTAATTCACTAGAAGCTTACACTATGGATAAGCAGGCTTTTATAGGGGCTTTAGGCGAGTTCTTAGGTAAAGGTATACAGAAGTTTACTGGAGGTATGTTAGGCAAAGGAGTTCAGGCAGGTAGAACTGTGCAGCGAGGTGTTCGTCATCTTCCTTCTCATCTCGAAGGTTTGCAAACCTTTGGTAGAGAGCAGATATTAAAAGGTATGGGACATACACCTACCGCCCCGGCTACTAGAAAACCGGGATTTCTTACCAACTTTATGGAAGGTATTAGTAAAGGAAGAAATCAGCAGTTTGAAGCACAAACAGGGCTATCTAATGTAACTAGACAAGAGAGAAAGTTTTTAACAAGCGCCAAAGGTGGTGATAAAAGCCAAGCAGCTTTTAGAGAAGTTAATCCGGTTCTTAATAATGCTAACCCTGAAATCCAAGCAGCTAGGCGAGGAGCAGAAACTCAGCAACGAGTGCGGTCAGAGATAGGTATGATACCTACCACCGAGTCGGCGGTAGCTAGGGAGTATGTTGCTACTACAGGTTCTCGAGCAGGACAACCCCTACGCCCTGTGGTATATAGTGGGGGCAGTCCAGTAATTGTTAAAGATACTAGAATGGGTAGAGTTTATAATAGGCAATTTGCAACTGCCGAAGCAGAGGTAAACGCTTTAAGAGGCCAATTATCGGCAGCCCCAGCAGATGCCAAACCTTTTATACAACAGAGACTCCAAGCTGCAGAGCAAAATCTAAACAAAGCACGAACTCAACATGAAGAAGCTTTTGGACAAGCCTATGCTTCCCATCCTCGAGTAGCTCCTACAGCAGCACCTACAGTAGCTACTGATGCTAGTAGAACAACTAGACAGATAAATATAGATCTAGGGAAACAACGAAGAAATATAAATGCGGAAATAAAAGCGGAAGAAGAAGCCCTAGCTAAATCAACAGATCCTTTACGAAAACAAATTTTACAAAAACGGTTGGAAGGCCAGTATGCTAAAAGACAACAAATAGATGATCAAATAACACAGTTTAGATCAGAAGCTATAGCTAGAAATGCCCCTACTACGCCTGCTCCTCAAGTTCAAACAATAAGTAATGAAATAGCTATGGGTAGAGGCACTGTCCCAGAATTACAAACCCGCGCTTCAGAAATAGATACTAGACTACAGTACTTCAATAGTGAGGTAAGTAGAATAAATAGCACAGGACAGTTAACTAAAGCACAAAAAGAACAAGCTATAGCTAGACTACAGCCGGAGATACAGAAATTAACAGCTGAGCAATCAAAGGCCTACGAGGGGTTATACAAAGGACAGTATGGTAGAGGTGTACCTAATGCTTCCTCTGTAACCGAGAGTGCTAAAGCCCAGCAGTTTACTACTGATTTAGATAATGCTATAGGTCAAATAAATACTCAAATATCTACTGGTGGGTTGACTCCTGTTCAAGAGCAAGCTTTAAACAGAAGATTAAGAGACTTAACTTCTCAACGAAATCAAATGTCCGATAGAGTTATAGCTACTGCGGATACTGCTGCATTAAACACTCAAAAAACTAAGTTGACTACCGAAGTACAGCAACAAGAAGCTATCATAAATGATCTATCGGGTACTTACACCAGAGATCAAATAAACGCTGCTAAAGCACAAAAAGCACGTTTAGAAGGCGAACTAGGAAAAGTAACCAATCGAGAACAGCAACTAGCCTCTGAGGCAGAAGCAGCTACGTTACAAGCACAACGACAACAAGCTGAAATTACCGCACAGCAAAGCCAGACTAGAGCTCAAAATATTAAGAGTAAAATGACAGCACCTACAAGAGAGCAATCTCAACAAGTACAGGATATAGCTAGAACAGAACTAGGCGCTACTGGAGCTTCTGCAGAATTTAGAGTAAAAGGCTTAAGTGATAGCACTAATAATTATGTTTATGAACAGGGCTTAATACCTAGAGAATATGCCCAGTTTGAAAAAGGCACTCTTAGATTAAGTAGGACAGGTGCGTCTGAAGCAGCTAGAAGTTCGGGCCTCAACGAGGCGGTTACTCAAGCAGACAAAGCATTAAAGGAGCATTTATATAGTCAAGGAAGTGGTTTATTCTCACAAAGAATGGAAGCAATAGATTCTCCTGTATCTAAACTAATTAATGAGAACCCTAACTTAAGAAATGAGCTAACAACTAGAGCTAATTCTTTTATAAAAAATCCAAAAATGACTCAAGAAGAATTAGCTAATCAACTTAGGAATGAAATGAGGATAGATCCTGCTGCGGCAGATGAGTTCGCCGCTTCTTTAGCTAACAGTGGCGCTATCCAACAAACTCGACGTAATCTAGAAGTGTCTTCTAGTAATTTCCAAAGAGAAATGAATTCTTTTATGTCTAAAGAGTTTAGAGCTAGCTCGGATAAAGTAATAACAGATATAGGCAAAGATTTTAATAAGGTTAAGGGCCTAACCGAGCAGGAAACTAGTCAATTCCAAGGTATAGTTACTGCTTTACAAGAATCAGGTTTAAGTTCTACAGCAGAAGGTAACGCAATACTATCTTACTTAAAAGATAGTATGAAAAGTGGAGATATGACTAGAACAGCTATCTCAGATGTAACTAAGCTTATTAGAGGAGAAACTGCGACAATAAGTACCTCAGGAACAAAGAAGTTTTTAGGAAGAAACACTTCCGGCAGAATGGGCTCTATAAGCCTTAAACCTAACCAAATAGAACGATTAAAACAGACTGGTTTAGAAGTAGGTCAGACTACTCGAGGAGACCTAAGTCAATTCGGCGCTAGTAATCTAAGAAACTTAGAGACTCATTTTGGGGATAAAGCAGTAGCCCAAGAGCTGCAGCAACTATCAGTATCTTCTAACGAAGGAGCCTCTGCAGTTAACAAGGTTATGAGCGGTAATGCTTCTCTAGCTGACTTCTCAGCTAAAGAACTTAATGCTCTTAACATAACCCCCTATAAACCTTCTGCAGGAGTAACACTACCTAGAGGTTACACTAATAAATCTCCTGGTGATGTAGTAAGACAAGCCACTAAGGAGATTACAGCACAAGAAAAAATAATAAAAAGATTAGAAAGCAAACCCAATTTAAACAAGAGCCAAAAGAAACAACTTAATGCAGCTAAACAAGAAGTTAAAGATCTTCAAGCACTGCAAACTGATGCACAGACCTATATTACTAACAATCAAAGTACTTTAGACAGATTCACCAATGAAGTACGAAACGCTCGTGTACAGTACGAAGCACAAGGCGGAGTAGAGGGCACCTTAAACTTTACAGGAGAAACTTCAAGAGTATTTGAGCAACAACCGGGACTATTCTCTAGATTTGGTAGTGGAGCAGATAATATCTTACGAGGATCACAGTACGCAGGTGAAAAAGGTCCCGGCGCTTTAGGACTCGGTTTCACAGGAGCTGGTGTCTTAGGCGCTACAGCTTATGGAGCCAGTCCTTCCCAAAGCTCTTATATGCTGGGTACCGCTAGCTTTGGACTAGGTCCTCTAGCTCCTCCTGTAAGGTATATTAAGAAAACAGCTATGATGGCACCTGTTAAGTTTAAAGGAAACACGACCCCTAAAATGTTAGGAGCTCCTGTAGTAGAGTCTCCTATGACTAGTACTCATATACATAAGTACATGCAAGCCCCCGTAGGATAGTAACATGGGTTTATTTAGCAGCGAAAATAAAGAATCAAAAGGAAGCCCTCTTTTTGCAGGATTACTGGGCACTGCTGCAGTAGGAGCTACTCCTTTAGGAGAGTACTTAGCAGATAAGCATTTAGCACCCGAAACAGATAGATTATCTAAGGAAATAGCTAGTTCTACGCAGGAAGATGCTCTTAGTATCGTAGAGAAATTAAAAGACAACTTGCTGGATAAACGAATAAGAGACATACCTATTTTTGTAGAAACTAATACAGGAGCAGGATTTACTACCGCAGCTAAAGACTATTTGCCTGAAAAAAAAGAATTTTTTAAAGCTATTGATAAGGGAGGTTACAGAGTACTAGACAACACTGATAGGTTAGATCCTTTAGAAGCAGTAAAAAAAACTAGGAAAGCAGGAGGCTTCATTACTGCTCCTGCAGGAACTGATATAGCAACCATAGCTCATGAGCTAGGCCACGCTAGCATACTTAATAAAAATCAAGGGTTTAGAGGAACTAAGCTTTTTGATAAAATGGATATGCTAGGCAGATACTTGCAAGGTTCTAATAGAGCCAGTAGAACTGCGGGCTTGTTTGCTTTAGCAGGCTTAGCTACCGACTCTGAAAATGACTCTAAGTATTTGATACCTGCAGTAGCCGCAGCAACCCAAGCACCTTTGATTTATGAAGAAGCCAAAGCAAGTAAGGAAGGTTTAAAGGCTCTTAAGAACATTATAGCCAAACAACCTACCACTTCAGAGTTAGTAGAGGACACTGCTAAAAAATTAGTCTCAGGTGAAGGTGGTAAAATAACAAAAGAAGTATATGACCTCGCTAAGCCTATGCTTAGAAAAGCATTAGGAACCTATGGTGCTAGAAGTGCGGGTATAATAGCAGCTCCTTTATTAGCCATAGCAGCTAGAAGCCAGTTTGATAAAGCTACTAGAGATTAGTTTCTTCTTCCGATAAATCATCTAAATCATCTACTCTTGGTAATAGATCATTATTAATCTCTTGCTTATCAGGAAATTCTTGCTTAAATAAGATAGTCATGCAACTATTGCAAATACCTCCATCAGGAGTTTCGTCAATATCTGCATGTAAGCAGAGTTCGGGAGTTAAGTCGCTTTCGAAATAATCACTATTGTCCATAGGAGTCTCCATGAGAAAATTTGGCGTTGTTAATGAGGAGAGAACCTCACTTAGTAATTCTACCCTAAAAGCTGCTACAGCAGAAGAGTTACCTCCAGAATTAGATGAGAATCTAGAAGTAACTGAGTTAGATGAAGAAGCTCAAGCACTGCAAGATATGCTAGATAATATGAATTCCACTAGGCAAACTCCTAGAGATCATTGGTTAGAAGAGATCGAACTTGAGAACTTAACAAGTGAAGAGGCTGCTAAGATCCTTGATCAAGTTATTACTAACGGAATGTACGAAGAAACCTACAAGATGGGTCGTATGGTAGTAAGACTAAGAACCCGCACTACTTCTGATGCAGATAGAGTTATTGAGGCTATACAAGACTTTAAACCAGAGACCAATGGAACTCTTTCTCATTTGATTGCAAGAATGAATCTTGCAGCTAGTATTTCAAAGTTTGGAGATAAGCAGTTTAACTTCACAGCACCTAATGATGGTGATCAAGAAGTTTTAGAATTAGAGTTTACTGAGAGGTATAACTTTTTGAGCAATGTCCCATCCCAAATCTTTTTTGCTCTTACACAAATTCTAGAAAGATTTGATAGAAGAGTGCAGCTGGCTTGTGACCCTAGAGCTATCGAAAATTTTTAAGTAAGCCCTGGGGTAGTGCTAGAGCACAAATGCTTTTATGGGGCATAGAAATACCTCCTAGAGGCAGTGCTAGAAGCTGGATCATGGAGGAGATGGTTCACAGAGAGCGTATGCGAAAATGGCACTACCACTACTCACAAGTTCTTGGTTTAGCAGCACAAGTAACTGGTGATAAGAATCTGTTAGACAAATTAGCTTCTAGATTAGATAAACTTTTTAATATGGAGCTACATATCCCGGAATCCTATGATTTTATAGGAACAGATGGCGATATTGAAGATAGAGTTTCTCCTTCTGACGAAGAACTCCTAAACATGTTAGACAGGATACCAGATGTATAACCAAGTCCAGGGCACTTACCCCCAACTAGCAGGTAGTTTTTACAACGCACAAGGCATGATGCCTCATGACAATGGTAGGACTGCTCATCAAGTACCTACTTTTTTTGGTGGCTTACAGAACATGATGTCTGCTAGTCATGCGATGACTAACTACCGGAACATACCTTTAGGGCAGAGTATATTAAGAACACAAGCTCAAGCAGGTCAGCAATATGCAAATAATATGGGAGCTGTCATAGGAGGAATAGGAACAGGAACTACTCTTGTAACAGCAGGAGCTGGTTTAGCGGCTATGGGAGGAGTAGGTGCAGGAACTGCGTTAGGATCTGCTCTTGGGATAGTAGGTGGGGGATTCGGTATGGGGGCTAGTATAGCTATAGGAGCCACTGTACATTCGTACAAAAAAAAGATGCGTGAAATTGAAGAGATGCGCCAGTTAACCCAACACGGTAATTTTGGGTATGGTTTAACAGATCCTTTTACAGGGCATATGACTAGAGCTAACGCTTTAAACCTAAGCTCTAGTTTAGGTGGGGCAGCTAGAGCAAGTGATTTTAAATCTTCTGATTTTAAAAAAATCACAGGCATGGCTAGTAACATGGGGATGCTTTCAGGCACCAATAATATTGGTGAAATAACAAAAAAAATTACCGACCTAGCTAAGGCGTCTAGAGAGATAGTAATGTTAGGTGAAGGTATTTCTATGAATGATGCTATGAACCTTCAGAAGCTAACTCAAGATATGGGCATAGATACAGGTAAGTTTAGAGCAATGGGCTTAGGCAAGAACTTAGTTACTGCTGCTAGAGCAGCTAGAGTATCTATGGATCAAGCAGCTCAGATGGGCGGACAAGGAGCTATTACTTTTCAACAAATGGGTCTAGGTGCTGCTTCTGGTATGAATGCCGCATTCAGTATGAGCAATGCAGCTCAAGCACTAGTAAACACAGGCTCTATAGATCAGAGACTTCTTAAGCAGTTGGGCGGGGTACAAGGCCTAGGACAAAACTTAATTGCTGGGCAAGCGAGTACTATGGGTAGACTAGCAGACACCCTAGTTATGGGTGCTGCTAAAATGGACCCTGATGGAAACTTTCGCATAGATAGAGAGTTATTAGATCAATTTACTAGAGGAGATGTCTCTAGGGAAGATATGATTCGTAGAGGCAAAAATCTAGGTAAAGGCCTAAGTAAATTTGAAAGAAGCCGAATGTTAGAACAACTAAACCGTCAAATGCCTGAATTAAAACAACAAGTAACTGATTCGTTAAACAATGAAGAAATTATGCAAATTCAAGGCCAAGAGGTTATGGCTTTAAAAGAGCGTACTGGAATGAGTATGCGCCAAGCCGCTAATGCTTATTTTCAAGATGCAGGACAAGCAGACTCATTTCTAGCGTATGCCCAAAACTTTAGTAAAGTCAGGTCTGAAAGTCGTAGACAACAACGCATAACAGCTACTGAAGAAATGTATAGATACGGAGGTATGTCTAAGAGTAATTCACTACTTAATAGAATGGGTAGAGGCGCCACTGAACTAGGGTCAGATTTTATAGATTTTATGCTTAGAGGGACCGATCAACTAGGAGAGCATATAGCTAAGCAAGTAGCTGACGAGCAAGATAGGATAGCTAGAGGCTCTGCTAGGCTATTTAGTCATTTAGATGTCGAAGAAGGTCCTAGAATAAACTTCACTGCTAGCGATCTAGTAAATTCACAAGACATTGGGAGAAGCAGACTTGGAACATCTAAGGTTGAGATGTTAGAAAAGCTAGGAGCAGAAAAGTACATGGAACGTATGGGAATAGACGGTATTTTTGACTTTGGAGGTGGAGGTTTAGCAGAGAGAGTAATGGAAGCAGAGTTTGGTGAAATGAATCCACTAAGTAAGGCACTTAGAGGACATTACTCAGGATTTGAGTATAGTTACGGTAATTATGATGAACGTTTAGAAGGTGTTCTTATAAGTCAGGCTCAGTTAACTGATGAGGCGGATTTAATTAATCAAATACAAGAAGACGCTAGAGATTATAGTAGAAAAGATAAGCGTAGCAGAAGGGTATTTGAAGAATCTTTAAAAGAACTAACTAAGATAGGAGAGCAACGCCAAAGAGGCGATGTAACAAATATACATGACATGACTCCTAGTATGGTAGCCATGAAGTTAGGCGTAGATATTGGAGATAAACAAGTTAGAGCTGCTATAGGTAAAGCGTTTAGCACAGTTATGGAGGGTAAGGGATCTGCAAATGCTCGTATAGGGCTATCAACAATGATGGCTGAGCTAGGAGGAATAGTGGGTTACACGGATAAACTTGAAGATAAAGGTAATTTTGAAGAAGACGTACTTAGCTTAGGTAGAGGAGGCTCTCTTAAAGCTGAAGGTTTAGACAAAGCCCTATACGAATCCAATATAGGGGGAGATGATTTAAAAAAGATAATCGATGCTATTGCTAGAACCCCTGAGATGTTTCAAGGAAATACTCCCTACAATATTGCAGAAGTGTTTGATGAAGCAGGTATAAAAGATTTCTCTAAGTTTAATATGGGAGGGGTAAAAACCCTTATAGATGTAATTAGAGGAGGCACAGTTACTAGACAGGATAAGGAAGGTAAATCAGAATCTTTCTCTTTAGGGACACAGCATCTGTTAGACTTAGATCTTTCTAATATACGTAGTAACTTTGTTGAGACTAGAAAAAACAGGATACTCAGCGAAGAAAGAAAAAAATTCAATAGAAGAATAGGTCAGAATTTAGGAAATGCTAAAGGGGGAGAGCTTATAAGAGACCTTAAGAAAGGAAGTATAGGCCCTTTTTCTAGATACCAAGATCAAGCTACCCAGGTAATATTAGACCAGATTATGAAACAAGAAGGGGTCCAGAAGGACATAGATGATGTAGTAGAATATGATCTCGAAAGATTTGAAAAAGAACTAGAGTCTAGGGTAGACGCCAATGTGGCTGCAGGTAGGAATCGTTTTGAAGGTTTTTCAGAAGCAGATAGGAACTATTTTATAAATACTTATAGGCATAGTAAAACAAATGAACATACAGTTAAAGTAAGGAACCAAAAAAGAAAAGAACTTAGAAAACAAGCTTCCGATCATGTAAGAGAAATTCAAGAAAGGCATGTAAAAGATGAAGACGTTAATAAAGAGCTAATTAATGAAAAAGCTAAAGAACTCTTAGAAAAAGATAAAGAGAAATACTCTACAGCTCTATTCAACAAAGATGCTACTACCCTTAAACAAGTACTAGAAGGGCTTACATTTGGAGCCGAGGATCCCGACAAGAAAAAAGCTTATCAGAACTTAATGAATAAAGACTATTTTGAGGAGTTAGAGTCTGAGTATCAAGCGACTAGAGTTAATCTTAAACTATCGGGAGCCTCTCAAGAGGAAGTGCAAAAAGCTAAAGACGAAATGATACTTAAGATAGCTAACGAAGTAGCTAAGGCAGGCGAGGGTAAGACTAAAAAAGACGAGTCTTTAAAATTAGAAGATGTTATGGCCAATGTAGCTAAAGCTTTAGATGGTCAAAATCAAATACTAAATAGAATAGCCACTTCAGCAAAAGACGGTAAGATGGAGCTAATACTAACAGCGAGTACAGGCTCAAAATCTAGTAAACCAGCAGATGGAGAAGACCCATAATGAGCACACCTCTACAACAAAGATACATACTACCTACCAGTAATAGTCTCTTATGCTACAGGCTCATGGAGTGCATTGCAGATCATAAGAATAGCAAAGAGCATAAGTACGACCACTTTCCTACTTATAATCTTTCTATGGCTGTTGCTGATCAAAATACTGTTCTTATGACTGAGGTTTCTCAGCAGGGAAGGCTAGGAGATTAAGATGCGATATAATGGTGTGTACTCCAGTGCAGAGTCTGGAGTAAAAAAAGGTTCTAGCTCTTTATTTAACTATAACTCAGGGCAGTTTTCGGTTATAGATAGTAAGAGCAGACGCCCTATACTAAGCACGGGAGATTTAGCTAATGCAGATCTTAATGTAGCTAAAATACGGTTAGTTAGTACTATACCTGATAAACCTGTAGATGACTCAACTACTCCTACTAATAAGAAAGTGGAGAATAAAGCTTACGTAGGATTTATCTTATCTGCAGTACAAGAACAACATGCTGAAAAGATGCAAGTAGTAAGCCTACCAGGAGATGCATATGCTTCGTATTTCTATGGGTCTCAGCCTAGGCAGTTTTCTTTCCAAGGGATACTTCTTAATACAGCAGAAGATCAGTGGAGAGATGCTTTTGAGCAGATGTATGAAAAATATCTTAGAGGCTCAGCTGCTAGTCGCAGATTTAATATGGTTCAAGTTAGCTATGATAATAGAGTAGTTTCTGGATGGCTTACTAGTATGAGTCAACAAGTTAGTTCTGCTAGCGACACCTATAATTCCTTCAGTTTCACTATGTTAGTTAGTCGTATAGATATAATTGGAGGTAACAAAGAACTCTTCTTAAATTATATGACAAAGCAACAAGGTATACTTACCGATTCGAATATAGAGGCTGATTTCGCAGTACTAAATAATAAAAACTACAACGCATTAGTTAATCCTGTAAGGACAGGTATGATGAAGACCCCGCCTAGACCTAAGCGGGGTGGTAAGCGTTCTAGACCTACTAACGATTGCCCATTTACCCGACCAACAGGGCAAGGCGGCCAACCTAATAATGCTGGAGGACCCACCATCTCCACCGATTTTAGAACAACTGCTGAGTGTACTATCACAGAAGCTTTTATAGCTAAAAAACAAGAAATAGACCACCTAGAAAAACAACTTGAAGAAGCTAAAAAAGATTCAAGTAAAGCTACTCAAGAAGATGTAATGAAACTACGCGCGGAGTATGCTAGACAGATAAATTTATATAATGAAAAAGCAGCAGAATTACAAGATGAGCTACAAGCAGAGTATCATGAAGCTTTAACAAGAAAAGGAGATGCTGGAGGTAACGCCTATTCTATAAAAGATCCTAGTAAAAAAAACTCAAGCACACTTATAAAGGTAAACACTTTTGCCCCCGGAAATGTAGTGACACAAAATGAATACGGAGAATCACTTAATTCAAAAGTAGTTGTAACTGCTTCTGTAACTACACTGCAGCAAAACCAAAGATTGATAGATGACTCCTTGGCTAAATCAAGAGTTAGGGATGAAGCTAAGAAGGCTAAAGAAAAGAAAGCAAAAAACGACAGAGACTCCGCTACTCTAGATAACTTATTAAACTCTGGAGAATAAACATGATACTCGATACTTATCAGCACATTGTAATAGAAACAAGCTCACCAGTAACTGAGAATCAAGTAACAGTTACTCTTAGCTCTGATTTTTATACCCCTACGCTAGAGGTGTTTTCAGACCAGTACTACTTAAAAATTAACACTAATTCTGTAGAAATACATCCTAACATGGAGTGGATTCCCTCGACTACTATAACTGTTATAGTAGAAGGTGATACTCACACCTTTACTACTAAGGAAGACTTCTACTACTATTTACCAGAACAAGTAGCTTACTCTAAAAACTTTATAACACAACAAGACCCTTGGGACGAGTTATTAAAGTTGGGTTTAACCACCACTGAAGAAATAAATTTACTAAAATCTTTGCCAGAAGGAATAAGTAAGGTAGGGCATAAGTTATCTAAGTGTTTGGTAGGAGCTTTTTTATACAATAACACTGTAGAGAATAAAGCTATAACACTTCTAAAAGGCTTACGTAGAGCCATGCAGCTACTCGTTATATTAGAGCTTGAGGTTTTAGTAGAATACTTTTTGTTTACACCAGGACCTAGTATAGACTGGTTTAGAAAAGCAGCAATACCATTTTCAGTATCTGACGATGAAGTATTCACTAGATTTGCTAAAATAGCTGTAGATATAGATAAACTAGAAGCTAAGTTAATTAGCTCTGATATGAACATTGCTGTTATAGATTCTTTAAAGTACCATATATCTCCCGACTCAGATTACTACGAATTAGTAAGAGCAATAACCTTGTATTTCATGGCTTTAAGGTATTACAGCAATGGCGAATTTAGCTACTAGAATTGATTTCAAAGTTTACATAGCAGGAGTGCTTGTACCTGCTTCTCAAGTAACCGTAAGTACCCAAGTACCGGGAGTAGCTACGGCCCAGCTAAGCTTACCAGCACATCCTTTAATATTTGGCTTAGGTGAGGGAGACAGACTACAAGTAGCTATTTTTTATTTAGATTCCTCTGACCCTTCGGGAGAGCTACATTGGAATTTGTTATTTGAGGGATATCTAACTAGCTCTAGCTACTCAGCATCATCTAGTAATAGAGAGATAATTTTTTCGGCAGTCAGTAATATAAGTGCTATGGATTCACTTTTCCTAGAGTTTCTTGGAGGGAAAGGGAACGGAAAGTTAGGAAAGCCAGATAAAAATACTCCCAATGAAATTACCTTAAAAGGTAATTACCCTAGGAGGCTATTTACAGAAGGCCTTAATAATAAGACCTATATAAAAAGACCTTTTGATCTAATTGGAAATATTTTTTTAGCTACTACGGGTCGCTTTTTAGACAGAGATATAGCTAAGAAATCCACAAAATCTTTAGATGTGTATATAGCCAAACAGAAAGATATACTAAAAAATAACCGTAGGTTAAAGCTAGCTCAGTTTAGTGGAGATGAGGCTCTCACAAAAGAGTTCTTAATAGCTGAATTAAATACATTAAAAGACAAATTCGAATCTCCTACGGAGAAATTAGAGGTGGAGGCAGGTATAGACTCTGTTCTTAATGGTTACGGATTTATAACAAGGGATAGAACCACAGAAGAATCTTTACTAGAGCTGTTATCAGGATTCGACGCTAAATACTTAAATACCCGAGCTAAAGACACGGTAGGTAAAAGAGATATATCTACTAGATCTAATGTTAACACTGGGTTTTTTGCTAGATACTTTAACCTAACCAAGTTAGAGCAGCACTTTGTACCAAGCCCTATAGTAGAAGGTATACCTGATGGCGACAATTCTAAATTACCTTCAGGAATGTTTCCCGTACTTAAAACTAGTAGGGGGAAAAAATACGTTAGAGCACTCACTAGGCAAACAGGCAGGAAGTTTGGTCAAAATGGTTCTGCTTCTGCTTTAATTAATAATTTGTTTACTATAATGAATTACGAATTACTAGATGTTCTAGCACCTGGGATATTCGAAGTAGACGATAACGGGATGCCAAAAGGTGAGTTTAATAAAGATAAAAAAAATAGTATAGCCCAGCATATAACAAAGCCTTTTACTGCTTATGGTATACCACCTTCTTGTAACGTGCTATTTCCGTGCATGGTAACTTCTTGGAATATAAGCAATAACTACGCAGCCCCTCCAACTAGGGTTTATTATGAAAGACGCAGTCAAGGACGTAAATTAGATATAAAGTCTACTAAGAAAGGCTATGCTGATCATGGGACTAATGTAGGCTACCCAGCTAAAGTAACTAGACATGCTCAAGATGCTAGCAATTCGAAGCGATCTGATATGGAAGTCCTAATTTTTCCAGAAGAATACTATAGAGGACCTAACCCACAATTTAACGAGATAAATCCTTTTTTGTATGAGATAAAAAAGCAGGAGAATAGTAGGCGTATAGATGGAGTCACAAAAATTCCTAAAGACTCTATACAGCAACTTAGCGATGATTCTATACCGGGAGACCAAGTAAATTTTTTAGAGGAAGCCCTACTTAAAGCTTCTGCAAAAGGAAACGATAGTTACGGCCTTTTTGTAAAACAAGCTCAAGTAGACTATATGAATGGCCGAACTATGGCTACTAGTTTATCAGTAAACTCTGTGTTTAACCCTAATATGATAGCGGGATTCAGCTCCATACTGTTTGATTCTGAGGATACAAACATACACTGTATAGGCTATGTTAGGCAGGTATCACATACTCTATCTGCACAAGGGATGGCTTCAACTACTATAGCAATGACTAATGTACGAACCTTGAAAGACATGCTAATAGGAATACTAAATCAAGGTGCTAAATATATAGTACATCCTACGGAACCTTTAACAGAGGTCAGAGAAGTATTTCAGGTTCCTGAAGTAGCTAATTTATACTATAAATACCTGCTTTACTTAGGTAGAGAAGAAACCACTAACCTAGATAGTTATGAACTAGAATTAAAAAAAGCAGAACAAGCAGTTATCGATCAAGAACAGAATATAGACTACATAGAGACTGAGCAGTTAACTCCTGAGAATATGGAAGAAGTTATAGCTAGAGAGACTGCGGAATTAATTGAGTTACAAAATAAGAGAGACGCTATAAGTGCTAAAATTGCTAGTGAAGTACAAGCATCAGAAGATGATCAGAGAGATACTTTTGTAATGAATTGGCCTAAATTCTTTAATCTAACCACGGTTACTAAAAATTCAGAAACAGAGGTATCTCCGTTAAGTAACTACATAGGTTCAGAAAGATTAACTAAAAGCAAAGAAGAGCTAAGAGATGACTACAAGAAAGCGATCAGAGGGTTTTTAACACCTAAAAAAGAGTTAGAACCTTTCTTTAATAATTTAGCGGTAGCGGTTAGATATACCAGACGGCCGATATGCACACTGGAAAAGTACATAGACTTCTATAAAACAGCCCCCGATTTTATAAACCCAAACTCAGATTTAATGGGAGGAAGAGGTAGAGGTACACGAGCTAAAAAGCAGTACTTAGATAATGAGAATGGACAAGCTCCGTACTATTCTATAATACGTGAATTTGTAGGTGGGCCAGGGGTAGAACCAGGAGCTACTATAGGAGATAGTATATTACGGCCTTCGGAATTAGCTAATCCGAGTCAAGCAGATTACCAGCTACTATTTAGAACTGCTGGGGTACAGGATACAGCTATATCTCAAAAAATATTTGCCCAGTTAAGAAAAGGGCAAAGAGCAACCGTGCAGGATTTACCAGATTTATCAAAAGATTTTCAAGAGCTACTTCTTTTGTATAGCGATATAATTAAGACTAAAGGAGAATTATAATGGCTAGATATAATGCACAAGACGATATCAATGCTTGGCAAGCATGGAAGAGTTCTGGTGATAGACAAGACCTAGGTAATCTGTTTAAAAGGGTAGAACCCATAATACAAAAAGAAGTTAGTAGATGGTCTTCAGGGCCTGTAGCAAGACCCGTACTTAACTTAGAAGCTAAGAAGCTTAGTTTAAATGCATTTAAAACCTTCGATCCTTCTAAGGCCAGGCTTAATACGCATCTTACTAATAACTTAAAAGGGTTAAGTAGGATAGTGTACACACATACTAATCCAGCACGTATGCCAGAACACCAAGTTCTTAAGATGAATAGTTTCCTTACTGTCAGAAATTCTTTAGAAGAGGAATTAGGAAGAGATCCAACTACAGTGGAATTAAGTGAAAATCTAGCTTGGAGCCCTAGGGAGGTAGAAGTTTATCAAGGACAGATGCGTACAGGGTACAGTACTAGCCAGCCAGTTCCTCCAGGGTTTGAAAAATATGATTCAGATCGTGCTTTTATAGATTTTGTATATAATGACTTAGCAGATCAAGATAAATTAGTATTTGAGTATACTACAGGGTATGGGGGTAAGAGGGTACTTAGTGCGCAAGAGCTTATTAAAAAAACAGGAATGACCCAAGGTCAGATAAGTCACAGTAAAAGACGTATTAGGAGAATGATTGAAGAAGCTAGAGGTATACGATGACGATAGCTTACGACACTATAAAAAACGAGTTAGAGCAAGTGTCTTCAACCAGTGAGCTAGTTAGTAAAATTAGTGCAACACTAGAGCTAGATTCTATCTTTACGGGATTGGCATCTACGGGTAAAGCAAAAAAACTACTACCGGACGCGCAGGTATTACAAGATATTCATACCACTTTAAAAGCCTCAGTAGACACGTTAGCTACAAAAGTAACTGATGGAGATAAGACTTTAGAAGAAGCCTATTTGCTGCTAGATTTATATAATAGGTGTTTAGCAAATAAAAGAGACTTAGAAAGCTACCTAGACTTACTCTATCCTTTTAAAGAAAAAAACTTTGTAAAAGAGTTATCTAACGTAGAGCAAGAAGCAAAAAATACCGCTAATAGTTTAAAAATACTGGCTTCTATAGGAGAGTAAAATGTCTAGAGATATATCCACATTTCCTGAACCCTTAGAACTCTCTCCCGAAGAAGAGAATATTTTTATCTTTAGAGCAAACTCTATATCTTTTGGGGTAAATAGAGTAGGAGATCTTATCGGACATGTGAGTAGCTCCTTCACGGCACTAACTAACTTAGTATTAAAAATTTTACTCACTACAAAAGGGTCTGTACCTAGTAAACCACAAGAAGGTACAAACCTAAATAATTTAATAAGAAACGGCTACAACCCTAACACTATAAATGAAGATGTAGCCTTAATTCTATTGGATACAGAGACTCAAGTTAAACAGCTTCAACTTACTAGAGCAGATTCTGATCTAAAAGCTAAACTAGCGAGTTTGCAGTTAAGCGATCTATCTTTAGTAGCCGACTCTCAGCTTACACTTACTATAATAATAACCAATCAGTTAGACCAATCCTTAGCTGTACAGGTTAGTTAGGTATTATATATGTTCAACTCACAACTAATTAAAACATCAGACATTAATAGAATAGCAGCCTCTCTAAGAAGTGTTCTGAGATCTAACTTCTCAGACTTAAGTGTAGAGGAAGGTAGTAACATAAATGATTTGGTAGTAAGACCTATGGCTTATCTTGCAGCATTAGTAAAAACCCAAGCTGACGAAGTGAGATCTAGACTTAGTATAGAAGGTATAAAAGCAAGTGAATCTTCAGAAGCATTCCAAATGCTTCAAGATCTAGCTAGTAATTTCTTGGTGTTCCCAAGAGAAGCAGTACCCGCTAGAGGGGTAATAACTTTTAAATTCTCTACTAAGACAGTTAGGACTATACCAAGTAACATCGTACTAACTAGAGGAGACGGAGTAGTAGCCCTTAAACCCTTCGATACTAGTGATAATATTACAATAACTATAGATGACTACTTAGAAATTGAGGAAGAAGGTATTACATATTACCTATTCTCCACACTATTTGAAAGCATGTTAGTACGGACTAATTTTGAGATAGGCGTGGGTACTTTTGATTCGTCTATAAGTCTAAGTAATTTAGTATCTATAAGTAATAGCACTCCGTTTATAGGACAAGATCCTAGTGAGTTTAGACAGGCTGACATCGAAAAAAGAATGGAGCTATCTTTAACTAGTAGGGGCTTTAGCTCAGATAAAGCTATAAGGGCAACTTTATTAGAGGAAGCAATACCTAATCTAAAAGACTCAATAGGTATAGGGGCCGGGGATAAAGAAATGAAAAGAGATATAATACCTAGCGGTATATCTTCTTCAGAATTTCATAGTCTAGGTATGGTTAACATAGTTTTAAAAAGCTTAGCCGAAGTAACCCAAGAAGCTATTACGGATAACTACTTACCCACTAAACCTATCTTAAACACTATAAGTTTAACTAGAGAAGGTAGCACTCTAGGCTTAGTTAGTTTTTTCGATTATAGTGATACCCAAAAAGTCAAGGTAAAGAGAACTTATCAACCCTCTACAGGTGTCACTACCTGCACCTCTGAATTAGTAGCTAACACTGCTTCTTTAGAAGCAGGCGAAGTTAGTTTAACAACAACAGAAAGCACTAGTGATCTTAAAAACGGGGTTGAAATTCAAAATAAGTTTACTATAAGTACAGCTAGCGGTGAGACAAACCCTACCTCAGGAGAGTTTAGAATAGATAATAATATTACTATAGTTCAGCAGTTAGTAGATAGCAGTGAGTATAATACTTTAGCTAATAACACACTTACTATGGCCGCTACTCAAGTGCAAATACTAATACCTAAAGTAAAAATTTCTGTAGCGGCAGGTATAGAAGTGTCCTCAATATCTGTTTCTAGGATTAAAAATAGAGTAGCATCTGTAGTTAATGAGTGGTCTAGCGATGTATGTATTAGCACCTTAGATATATTAACACCTATATCACTATCACTACTTGGAACCTCTACTAATGTAGAGCTATCTGAAGGGGTTAAGTACATAGTCTATTTACCAAACGGTAAGGAATTACTATATACCAGTAACAGTAGATTGAGTGTAGAAGATACTTCCTTGCAATCTATACCCAATACCACCACAGCTACGTACTTAGAAAATCTACAAATAAGCGATAGAGTACTATCTTATTACGTTGATTCTAGTGATATACTAGTAGAGGTTGTGTAATGTTTAATACAGATCCTATAGTAGCTACTTTACCCGATGTGTGGAAAAATTATTTTGAAGATTCTAGCATACTAAAAAAACTATATTCTGTGTTAGGTTCAGAGATAGCAACTACCTACAAAGATATAGTAAGTCAAACAGCTAATTTACCTTTAGATTATCTAGAGACAACTTGTGATAAAACTTGGCGGCCTATAGACCTAGAAGTAGTTAACCGTTTGGAACTCGTTTCTGAAGATGGGGAAAACTTTTTAACCATTTACCCCTTACTAAGCCAAGAGCCTTATCTAATAAATTGTGCTAGAATATATGCTTCCTGCGAATTAAGTACCATAAATTATTTAGAAAATAAGTTAGATTACGAGATAGTTAATTACCGAGATAGCAAACTAAAAGTTTTAGGAGATAGGTTTAATTGCTCTGAGTACTTTAAGACTACAGAACACTATATAATATTTAAAACTAAAGATCCTGCAGTACACACAGAGTGGCAGAAAGAACCTACTTTTGAAACACTGGTATTCAAATTTGGGTTTAAACTAACTAGTGTAGAAGCTACAACCGATAATTTAGGTTATTTAGAAGTAGGTGACATAGTAACTCTTAGTTCTGGAGGGATAAGCATTGATATACCAGTTATATATAGAAGTCAGAATTTAGACTCTTCTTATACGATTGCTCTAAACCCGGCTTTATACTTTGCAGAGTTTGATGCACCGGTAGTAACTATTACTTTAGCTGACGGAACTTACTTCACTAAAAGAATTGATCGAGAGATACCTTTAGCTAGGCAAATTACTCGGGTATGGGGGTACAGGTGTTTAGTAGATTACTTAGAGCTCTTCAAAAGATATGGTTGGTTACTTAATAACACAGGCTCAGTTTTTAGCTCGGAAAACTATAGAAGCATCTTATCAGAAGCTAGGAATATAAGTTTAAAATCTCTCTCTAAGATAAACCTAAAAAGGTTTGGAACCTTTGTTATGGGGGGTCAGGAGGTATTTAACGATTACTCTGTAGATAACCCGGTTTATATAAACATACCTAACCAAGTTTATAGAACTAACCTCCAAGAGTATAAATTACTTCCGACAGCATACACTAATTTTAAAATAGCCTATAGCGTACCTCTAGTTATTTCTAAATATGGAGAGCATTTAAAATTAAATTTAGCAAAATTAATATGCACCCCTTACACAGAGTTAATACACTCAAAGTTAATAGAGAACTCAGAAGTATCTTTGAGGACTAGCGAAGATTCTTTAGTAGCCAGAGTACTTCTAACGTTAAATAACGAGTCTTTCTTAGTTAGTAAAGAGCCTAGTTATTCTGAATCTTTAGATACTGCCAGACTTTATTTAGATGACTCTCAGTATTTATTCATCAATAGCGCACAATTCTCACTAGAGAGTCTAGACGAAGACGTAGAATACTCTGAGGGCGAACTTATAAGTGAGTTCTTCACTATAGAGGACTACTCTGATGGAACTTCTTGGTGGAGCAACTCTAATCTTATGATCCCAACAGTTGTTTGGGATTCTGGAGATAGCGATAGACGTAGAGTAACTACTACTACTTGGCCCTATACTATAGGAAGTATGCCAAAGCATCGTATAGGTGATTATTTATTGGAAATACCAAATGATGTTGCTAGCACTACTTACGAGACCGCCTACAAATTGTTTAGAGATTTTTTAGTAAATAAGATAGCTTCTTTTAGATATACACAACTAGCTTTAAAGGATGCTAATGCCACCCCTAATCAAGTAATCGATAGTGTAAAGCACTTGAAAGACCTATCTAAGTTAATAGCTGTTACTAATAATCACACATTAGTAGATTTTAGTGGGTTGCCAAGTGAAAGCCTATCTGTAACAGTAACTACTACCCCTAGTGCTCTTCCCGAGTATATTAGTAGTGCTCAGAATACGGGCATAGGAAACTCCGATATACTTGCTTACATAACATTAAACACCACCTCTCACGGGGTTACTACAAGCTCATCCAATATTTCTATAAGCGGAACACCCGCTACCTGTTTAGCAGTAAACGGAGATACCTTAGTATTAAGTTTAGGTAGCGTAGGAATAAGTAGCACTTTAAACTTAACTATGCTAGATGTAGGAGCTAGTACCTTTATGATACAGTCAGGATTTATAACTAATGTAATAGGTGCTAATCAATCTTCTAGAGCAATGGTAGTGGGCAATTCGTACCCAGAATATCCTAGATACTTACCTATAGCACCAGCTACTGTAAGTCAAAACTTATTTATAGAGGTAATTTAATGAAATCAACTATTTCGCCTATCAAAGGCCACGTAAAAGTAGAGGTTATAGAACCTTCTGGCAATTCTAGAACTATGGTAGACAAAAAGAATACCTTAGTAAAAGAAGCACCTAAGGCTATCTTAGGACAGCTAGTAGCACCTACTCTTCTTTCCTCCAACACTACCTTCCCTAAAACAAACCCTGCAAGACCCGATATTATAGCCTACTCCTCCGGACCTCAAAGCAATAATTCTATAGGGTATATGCAGTTTGGTTACTATGAAGACGGTGAGCCTATTGGAAATATTACTGTAGCAGCTACAGACCAAGGTATGGAATCAGCTAGTGACCATATTATTACAGAAGTAATAGATAGCTCAAACATACAAGAGTATTCAGTACAGTTTATATGTGAGTTTGAAGTAACTAACTCCACATCTACCCATAACTATATAGAAGCAGGTTTGTTTACCGTGGGAGCCAACTATGATTCAGGTACTTCCTCTTTAGTAGCCCCCTCTGCACTAGATTTTGATAGTGCTTCTTTACGTATGTTAGCCCACCAGTCGCATACAGCAGTACAAGCTAGTTCGGGAAGCACAATTAGGTACACCTGGACACTAACAATGCAAGAGCCTAACTAAGGAGATACTAATGGCTATAAATTATTCTGATGTTAACTACATAACAAACGGGCAAGCTATAACTGCGGATAATCTTAATGCGCCCTCTGTAGATCTAGCTTCTAGATCTGTAGAAGTACAGAGAAATGCTCTGTATGAAGATTTCCTAGAAAACTATAGCAATAGTGTAAATGTTCAACTAATACCTAGGATAAGCTCTTCTGAAGATGCTAGTTATGTTGAGATCAACTCAATGCTATTTGACGACGGTAATAACAACTATTCTAAATCTTATTCTTTTGAATTAACTGATGCGGTGCTAAGCGTATACTCGAATAAATTTCCAGGAGCTAGGTATATTGTAGAAGAATTGCGTATCTCACAACATTTTAGTGATAATACCCTGGGAGGCGTCATGGGCCACTTCCGAAATAGTGTAGAATTACATGTTCCCGGAGATGGCTTATACTTGAAAAGACCTACTAAGTACGTATCTAGCGTAACTGACTTTGGAACTCACGCAGAAGCAGTAATGCCTAATACAGAAGGTAACTCAGCAGGAAGAGCTTACATAGACGCAAGCCAAAACCTTACGGGCAGCGTTGTAAAACTACCTCTTAGAAATAAAGTAACTTTTTCTAACACAGGGTACACTGTAGAGACTTTTATTACGGCTGTTAATTCAGGGACTTGGGGAGGCTCAACAATCAGTGGACTAACAGCTACAGTTGATGGTAGCAACGTACTCTCTATAGAGGATGATAATGGAGATGCTTACAACCTATATATAACAGGTCTTCAAAATGTTAAAGCCGAAGTGTACAAAGTATACTTAGAAGGTGGAGATTTAGTACTTGAGGTTAGCCCATCTACAGCCCCTATTTACCATCAGATAGCCAGTACTGCCTGTACTAATATAGGGCTAACATTGTATTCGGATGACAATATGAGCACTCTTGCAAATTCGGGTACTTTGATTATAAATCAAGGAAGTGCTGAATACTCTGTAGGTTTAGTCGATTTAGACAGCTCTTTTATGTACATACCTCTGGCTAGATTAACTGAAACTAGCTTGATAATAGGTAACAGAGAGTTTTCCTTAGTTAGAAACTATATTTCAAATAATAGTAGTTATAGTAGCTCTCCTGAATTAGTAGATCTACATGGAGCTCCTATAGAGTATTTTGATACCAGCTTAAGTAACTTTGCGTCTAAATCTTACAAAGCAGATCTAAGAAGTGAACTGCCCATACCTAAAGGTAAAATAACCTTAGGTAAAAGATCCTCTATAGTAGAAGGCGCTCTGCAATGCGACTTTTCTAGAGACCCTAAACTACTTAGATTACTCGAGTTTAATAGATTAGCTACTCTAAACTTATTAGAAATTAGGGTAACAGTGCTTACTGAGGTAACTACAAATTCCCCAGCTAGTGGCTTTAGAGTATCTAACCAACTTATAACTAAGAATTCTTCAAACACCACGGTAAATTACCTATACTTCGGGCAACTAGTTATGGGATTCCCAGTAAACAATGTTGACATACCTAGTGACTCATTAAGCAGTAAATTTAACGAGGTTAGTATAACTTCTACTTTAGGAGTACTATCAGGTACTTTAACTAATTCTTTAAAAACCAGAAATACTGATTGTGTAGTAGAAATATACGAAGATAGTGGCGCAGAAAATAATGCTATAACTGATGGAGAAGTTTACGTAGAACTAGACCTTCTTGTTTAATAACAGCTTAATATCTTTAGAGTTCTTATCGCCTACTTTTTTACGGACTTCCAAAGCAGATCTAGTAGTAACCGTTGGTGATAGTAGCAAGTCTCTACATAGCATAGCAGCAGCCCAGCTGTCACATATATCGGAATTACTAGAAGAACAACCCCACTTAGTAGCAGCGGTAATCATGTCTTCTTTAGAAGCCGTACCTTTCCCAGCTAAAAAAAGCTTTAACTGAGTAGGCGGTACTGAGATACTAAATATACCAAGTTCTATTAGAGTCAATTTTATAACACCCAACACCTCCCCTAATATAAACTCTTTGTGAACAGAACCATAAGAAGGGGCCTCCATTACCCCCATAAAAATTAGCTTACCTTCTAAAAAACTCTTTAACTCAGTATGTATATACTGTAATCTCTCAGCATCCCTTAGTTTACCTGGCTTTATGTGTAAGGTATCTGAGGAATCACTACCGATTAAACTAACTCCAGTACCTGTTGCACTAGGGTCTATACCGAGAAAGAAGGTGTCCATTTGAGCTCCCAAGTTTCTGCTGATCTATATTTTAACACAGAAGTTAATTCTTCTGGAGAGTACACTATAACTATGGAAATAGTTAATCCTAACGAAGTACAAAAAGAACTATTCGTAGTTACTAGAAAAGATCCAATGAGTAAAGAGGCTAGTTTCAGAAGAGTCGCTTCTGTAAACGATCTTTTGAACCTAAAAAAAACAGGTGTATCTGAAAGCACTACGTACCTGACAGACCGAGTGGTTATTAAAACCAACAGCCTAGCTTTAGTCAAGGATTATAGAGAGAATATACCTAAAGTTTTGCAAGACCTAATTGATGACATTGGTAATAATGCTCTTACTCTTATAGGTAAAGAAGAAACTATACCTGTGGAGTTTTCAAATGAGTAGTTCTTATAACATAACAAAGTCTGTAGTTTTTACTGAGATTAGCAGCGACAATTTCTATTGGACGCTTACGTACACTATAAACTCTAGTGACAATATATCGGATAAACCTTTCTTGATAGAGGCTTTTTTGGACTCTAATGTAGAGGTTTCCGATTCCTCCGTAGAGGAGAGATTTATAAGAACCCTTCTAAATTCTGAAATTGGCGGATACCCGCCTAAATCAGATGTAACCACTTCATCTATAGCAAGGTGGGTAACTTATAGAGCTAACACGTTTACTAATAAGTTTTATACGTATAAAGCTCTACAAGCGGCACTTAATTCTTTAGAAGCTATTTTAAGGTCTAATACAGGATCATACTCCCCAGAAGATGTAAAACCTTTTAAAGCAGCTATAAAGAATATTACCTATAATAGCCTAGGTAAGGACTCCTACGATAGAACTAAGCTTTATGAAGGAGATACTGTAGCTATCAGCTTTTCTGGAGGTAGTGGGGAAGTATCTATAACCTGTGAAGAAGTAAATCTATTAAGTTTACAACCTAATACACACCCTAAAGCAAATTCACGCTTATACAGAATACCTGTAGTTAACACAGCTACAGTTTCAAATATAGTGGTTACTGACAGCAATTTAAATTCTGTTATAACTTTCCCTATAAGTATTTTGAAGCCCGATACCTACGGCTCTACAACTGAGGATATACGATGAGTACTACAAAACCTATTTACATAACCCAAGCTAGAGGAGGTATAATCGATTCAGAATCTCCTGCAGGCATATCTTACCAAGTAAGAACTGTAGTTCATAAAAACGAAGAGTATACCGGCGATAAAATAGATAAAAGCTACTTGTTGAATCTTTTTGTAGTTAACATTGTAGATTCTACAGACCCGGATAAAGATACTTTTGATCACTATGCCACTATAGCTGATTTAGATTTAATACCTCCCGCTAGAGATCAAGCTCTAACACGAAACTTAACTCAGTATCGAGACAATGTAAACCTAGTGACCTTTGATAATTTAAGTGTAGCTACTACTGCTGCCCAAGTAATTAGAGATACGCTGAATAACTTAGTAAGTACTTACTTACGTGTAAAATCAGAATTTACTGGATCTTCTACACATTTTTTCCCTTATAATGTAGAAATAGCAACTTTGAGAACAGAGTACATAGATGCTTACACTACTGCTAGAGATGCTAGAGAAGTTGCTGAGCAATCCCAAAATACTTCGCAAGAAGAGTACGCTGCTGCTCAGAAAGAAAACAGCACGCTCTTAGACGCTAAGACTAAGTTATGCGAGTTGTACGAGTACACCTCTAAATTACAAACCTTGTCGTCAGTAGTGCCTACTAAATACAAGGAAACTTTAAAAGGGCTTATTGATGAATTTAAAGAAGATACCGATGATTATAATACAGCTTATGATACTGCAATAAATGCTTTTGAGAGTTATATAGATGACGCATCTAACTATGTATTCGACTCTAACTGGGCCAACACTATAACTGCAGCTAACGCGGGCACGGGGCTATCTTTAATAGGGCTTATTATACAGACCAACGCGTTAGCACAGACTTACTGTGCCAATTATACTAGTCAAGTAACAGCCTCGGACCTAAATAAAAGCGCTGCCCTTGAGGATCTGAATGAGAAGCAAACTTCCAAAGAAGCCGCTTCTGCAATCGAGCAGGACGCTTTAGCTACACTTTCTACTTACTGCCCTAATCTCGATCCCTCAAGTTTGTAAGCAACTTTAGGTAAGCATCAAGTCTAGTGATAGTGCCTAGTATATAGTACCTAGTTTTATGAGGCACTTCTGCGTCTAATAAACCGTGTAACATAGTCTCTAAGGTAGACACTAGTTTTATAGCTGTACCATACTCTTCTAGAATCTCACAAACTCTAAGAAACATACGAATCTTAATATTAATCGTCGAAGAATCGCTTTTTTTGCCGGTAATAGGATCAGTATTAATACTTATCCTAAGAGTATCAGTTATGTAGCTAAATAGTTTTAGGTGTTTAGGTACGTTAGAACTGCTAAACACACTAAGCCCATTCATTGTTTCTTTCAAACCACTTCCAAGATTTAGTATTTTGAATATTTCACTCGTATGGTCCCCGGCTCTTAATACTACCTCTATTTGATCAAAATTAGTTAGCCACGCAGATTCCCCCTCTTTTTGAAGGCGTAGTACCGAATCATGCAGTAGCCTTAGGCCTCTTAAGTACAGCTCGTAGATTGATGTTTGTATGGTGGGATTACTACTACAAGTAATCTTAGTATCTGGCCACAATAACTCTAGTCTGCTAGAATGATTAAGATAACCATTACCGCCGTCAGATAGATCTTTCACAGCCAACTGCCAGGCTGCTCTATCTAAGCTGTTTACATACAAGGTAGTGGAATTTATATTACTAATACTGTTGAATATATTAGCATGAAACTTAGGTTTTGTAGCCATAAATAGCGAATCGAATAATTGCCTAAAGCTACTAGTATGGCGTAACCCATACTCGTCTAGATGTTGTATCCTATACCAAAAAGACTCATTTAGAATGTGATATAGTCCAGTAGCTATAAACTTTCTGAACCTTACTAGATTAATATCCTCACATACTCTCATGTAGTGATAAAATAACTTAGCCGATTGCGTACGTTTAGGGTATTCAGAAGCGGTAGGAAATTTTAAGCAATCTCTACTAACCTTATATAACCAAGTAGAAGCGCTACTTATATAACTAGACATCTTATCCCTAGTGTACTTTAAACGCATCGACTTAGATTCTTCTACTAAGGCTTCTATTGTACCAATACCAGTAGCGTTTATACGTAGGTCTTTATTAACAGTTTTAAATAGTTGATGGTATAGAACTTCTCCATCATTAATAATAACTTTATTGGTTTTAGTATTAACTCTAACTGTAGGGAACATGTTTCCTATAGTGCTTGCATACCAGGACTTAACCCATATACCCCCTTTTTGATCAGAATAGTCTTCTAGTCTATAAGGAGAAAAAACATAGTTCTCAGACTCTTCTAATCGGTTGTACTCTTCACCAAAAATATTAGTAGCTACTCCCTTAGACCAATCTAAGAATCTAAATAAGGTATACATATCATAAGGACACATAGTTCTACCATCATCACTTATAAGGATAGACCTGTATATCCAAGACCGATACATACTCTGTTTATGATAACTATCACGCAGCTCATTCTCGATTACTGGAGTTCCATTAATTTTGTAACCCAGTACATTATCAAATTTAACGATAGGTATCCACCATTCTAACTTACTATTCATAAGATGGTACATAGCATCTACTACTACAGCGTAGCAAGACCGTTCTAAAGCACCTTGATATTCGTTACAGAACCTAATAGCAAGATACTCATCTAGAGTAGCGCACTCAAGAACTATGAAAGGCAAAGGAGCATCTATTGTAGCTTCATCATAGAGTATACCAAACATATCCCCTACTAGCCTTCGTACTCCTTGCATACCGGGTCCTAGTAGATTAGACCAGGTGTCAGAAGCGTTCTCACCAATAACATAGCAGTTAAGGGCTGCAGGGTTATTAGTCAGTATACTAAATATCTTCAACTGTTCATTAGTTATATTAGAAGGTATCTTAGTTTTAAGATTTAGGAATAAATTACCTATACTCGAAATACCTCGTTTTCTAAATGTAGAATACTTATCATACGTGGATTTTAACCTAAGGTACTTAGAGCTCTTTGGATCTGGCTCTAAAAGCTCTCGAAGATTTTTAAATACGGGAAAGTATTGGTTAATATTAGTAATAGTATACTCTTCAAAGGATACGTGCCTATATAGGTTCGTATTGTTTGAATTTAGGCATTCCTCAAAAGAAGCTGATCCCGCAGGATTTAGACAATTTAGAGGACTGTCTAAGGTAATAACTAGTAGACTAGAATACTCTTCATAAGCTTCTACTGACTTAATAGCACCTTCAGAATCTAAGCCTAAAGCTATAACACAATCTTCTAGGTAGTTTATATCTAGCTGCATTATTTAAGCCTACGACGAGTGTTACCCGCTACCTTAGTAACGCTAAATAACTCTAGAAGTTCTTTGCTAGTTAGCTGTACAGGTATCTGTAAAGCAAGTAGTTCTTGAGGCACATCCTCTTTACCTACTAACAACACCCCCTCTATGTTAACTAGTCCTGTAGTTTCATGTAGAGATAGATCCATATTAGTAATCTCTACTTTAGCATGTGGGAGTTTAGTAGCTAGTTGAGACAATTTCATTTTCATAGTTACTCCATTTGAGTATGAATATCGATAGAGAAAGCATCTAATACTACTGACCTAGGCCAGGATACTGTAGATACTTTCTCTACAAAATCGTTTATGTAGTCAGTTAGTAGATCTACAGTGGTAGTAGATTTAGCTAACTCTTTTAGAGAGGTATTAGTAGGCATATGCACAGTGTGATTATATCCAGGTAAAAGATATTTACATACCCCAAAACTACCTTTAGCTCCATAATAGCGAGGCTTAGTGATGTCTACAAAAGCTTTCATTAGGTATAATACTCTAATAGACCAGTCATTCAACCAAGTATTAGCATAAACCCTAGAGCGAGGCATATCACCAAAAGTAGTGATAAACTCTTCAGCTGTAATGGATACATACCAAGCAGTCTCAGATGAACTAAATTCTCTTTTACCACAACTAGCTCGATAGTCGTGTGTAGGTAGTAAAATTGACCACTCAGAGGTCTCTGTATTAGAGAATCTTTCTAACCCCGCTATTCCTGTATGTACTCTAGAGCTCATATTTGATATGAACTTTGCTTTACTTTCTCTACCCCAACTATTCATAACTGAAGAGCATAGTTCGGAGGACATCTCATACTCTACAAAGGTTGTCATAGAAGTAGGCAATATTATAGCTCCATAGAAGAACCTATCGTTAGCTTTAATAATTCCCATAGCTTCTTTAACTTTAGGAGTTAGTTCTACTTGGCTAAATTCTTGGTACACGTTACAGGTAAATCTATTAGGGCTGATATTCTCAGTAGCATCAAGAATAAAAAGCTTAGCCGCTATTCTAATTAAAGTAGATTCTAAACCCGAAGTTTCTTTAGTAGTAGCACCCTTACAGTTTTTAGATACATTGGTATAACTATGTAGATATGCTTTGTTTAGCTGAAGAGATTCGCAACTAGGTCTTAGAATACATTTAGAACACTCTTCCTCCTTAAACTTTTTTACCTCAGCCCTTCTAGATTGGTAATCTAAGTAAATACGTATTCCTTTATTTACATAGTTTGTTCCTACGTACCCACCAGAGGACTTTGAACCTTGTACGCTTAGAAGTAATTGCTCTGTACTTCTGAATGCGCCGAATGATGCTGGGGAGCTTCTTCTTAAAAGCCTAAAGGAATTATCCATAATAACTCTATGTGCAGCCATAGGAGCGTAAGTCAGGGCTGTGGAAGAAGCTATTTTCTTAGCAGCTTTTTTAATTTTAGCTTGGTTTAATCTAAAACCATAATCTACTTGATTATCTGTTAGTAAAGGTACACAGTTATGACTATTAGAGCAGCTTAAGCATCCAGCCATATACAGACTGCCCAATTCATCGCATTCATCTGAAAACTCGGATAGCAAATTTACTCGTTGAAGGGAGTCTTCGAGTTTGTAGTATAAATAGAGATCCTTAGTTAACTTGTTATAAAAGTTCAGCATAAGACTTTCGGGTAAGAAAGGGCTTATTAAGGTAAAATCGCAAAAAATATCTTCTCTCAAGTTTCTTAAGAAAACCGATAACTTTTGAGAACTTTCTAAGTCAGCTTCTAGTTCGTCCGGATCCTTATCAAAGAATTTATTTAAGGTAAACTCACCTTTGAAAAAATCTACACCTTTATTCCTCATAGACCAGTGATCAATGTCCATTTTTGACCCTATAGAGCCCATTAGCAACTTAGAATATATTGCGTAAGTAGGGCCATCTAGTACGTAAACTTCCGACCAATCTTCTAAGACCGATTCAACTACCTCTTCTATTATCGGGGTATCCTTAGAAGTAATCATTAAGCAATTAGAATTAGAACCCCCTGTCAGGTAGGTTTGTCCTCTACCAGACCAGGAAACACGTTCTTTCTTTCTAATAGAGTCAACCCAACTAGTAGGGCTGGATCTAAATTCTGTCCATATAGGTTGTGAGAAGGTAGAGTGCAAATAATGTGTGGGTTCACTTAATCTAGTAGGCATTACGTAAATAGATTTATCCATAAATTTCCTTAAGTTTTTCTAAGTAAGTGGTCACTAGAGTAGCTCTAGCGCTAGCAAGGTAGGGTTTCCAGTAGTTAACTCTACCTTCAATAGAAAGTAGTAAAGAAGTGTCTTCTTCTACTTTAAAGTATTCTTTAGCTCTGCGCTCTTGCTCAGATCTATCTTTGTCAGAACAGTTAGCTAAGTTATGTAATATGGCTTTTAGACGTAACCATTTCTTTTTAGGAATGTTAGGCTTCGTGTTACAAGTAAATCCCAGAGCTTTTTGATTTCTGTAGTAGGGAAGTATCTTTTTCTTGTGACACCTCCACCCTAGCGTTGAAGCTATAACATCTAGTTTAGAAAGTACTTCTTTACCGTTTACTTTGTTAGTGGTAAATCCTAAGTATAGGTTATCACTATATCTAGTGTATTCGGCGTTTGGAAATTCTTTAATTACCAAAGGGTCTAGTAAGAATTCGCAGACTCGATTACTCAGAAGCGGACTTACTACCGACCCCTGGGGTAAAAAACTTTTGCCCGCTGCATTTTTTACACAACAAAGCCTAGCTATTATGTAGGCTACTCTATCTGAAAACCCATGGTGTATCAGCATAGCTTTTACTTGCTTTAGTTTAATACTGTGGAAGTGGTTAACAAAATCTGCAGTGACTAGTAGAGGATGTCGAGATAGTCTTTCTGCAGCCACTTCAATACCCACCCCTTGTTCATAAGCAAACGAAAACCCATTAGCAGGTAGCACTTCCTCTAGGTACTCTTTTAAACCTTTATGTACTTTTTTAAGCGCAGGGGATACTTTGTACACTTGCCTAATCTTCCTACCTTTAGGTATACGAATAGGTGTAAAATGGCTAGTATAGTGCTCTGGTTCGTAGTTACATTTACTTAGCCATATTAGTATTTTATACTCAATGTTTAGTCTATTAGCCAATAATCTAGGAGTTATCATATCCAACACCTTTCTGACAAAGGGCACATCCTAAGGCACACTCTTTCGATAGGTACATTAGTTGATATGCGCAAGATTCTAGCACGCTATCAAGGGAGAAGATCTTCTCATCTTCATCTAGTTCATAAGTAAGCATCTGCGTAGTTTCGCATTTGAAAAAGAAATCAAATCTAGTTCTATTATGAATAGAAGAATCTACACCAATCTCTTTCCCTGCAGGCCTCGTGGTAACGATTTCGTATGAATTACCGAAGAAACTTCCTAAAGCTTTAAAGCCATAAGGTTTCTGTACAGCTAAGGCAATATAAGTTTCAGGACACTCTAGGGGGACCTTCGCTATGTTAGCTAACTCATTTAAGAAGCTAGGTTCTTCTATCAAATAATCTAGTAACTCGTAGTAAACATTGGAATATTTGTCTACTATAAATGAGTTACCATACTTAGGTAATTCCTCAAGCATAGCTTCCTCATTTTTAAAGAGTACAAATGAGCTCACTGTAGACCTAGTTCTACTTCCAGGAATTATTAGCTTATATTCAGGCCTATTTATAAATTCGAAAGCTATAGCATCGCTACTTAGTTTAATAGGATTCATCACTAGCTGATTAATAGACCTTTGTTTTACAGCAGAAGGTAGTCGCATGTAGTGTCTAGACATTCTTTAGATGTATGAACTTGCCGTAAGAAGTAGAACCATATACCTCTGTGGGCCTATTAAAGTAACCCCAGGTATCTGCAGGAATCCTACCTACAGAGGAAATAAGCCAAAGAACTTTAGCTTCAGGAATGCGAAGTTCCTGAGGAGGCAAGGTACACTCGCCGTCTGTAGCGTAAATAAGTAAATCTACATTTTTAGGAGGGCGCACTGTTTTAGCATGGTCGTCATACCACACCTTATCTCCGCGTACCCATTCGAATACAGGATTGAAAGATGTTCCTCCGCGGCCACGTAAATCCCTATCTATCTCTGAAGCTTTGCTCATCTCATAGATTTTAACTATGCGAGTATCGCACTCTACTACAGTAACTTCTATCCCTGGGTTAGAACGCATAATACCTTCTAACTCAGCAAATATTTCCTGTACTTCACTATTGGAAACACTACCGCTGGTATCGATTGCGAAAACAATAGAGTACGTAGGATTTTTAATACGACCCGGAAAAGGAGACGTTCTAAAACCTTTAATTCTGGTGTAGTTACGCTTAGGTCTACTCATGCTGCGTTTACGTAGATTAGGGTTAGCACTGGTAGTGTACCTCTTTAGTACATCACGCCAGTTAACCTCAGGATCCTTAGTTAGTTCGTCAACCCACGCTTTAATATTCCCTCCTACAGCACCCCTGCTTTTCTCATTTAAGTTACTAGAAGCATTTACCATAGCTCTTTTAAACTTACGATTTAGGGCCTCTGTAATTTCGTCAATAGATTTTTCAGAGTCACCAATAGCTGTATCTAGATCAGAGATAATTTGATCCTCCGAAAGACCTGCACTACCCAAAAGCTCTTGTAACTGTTTATTAGTCATAGCTTCTAGAGCCTTACTTATGTTGGTAGAACTACCTTCCGTAGAGCTTCCCTCAGCGTTATCAGAGGAAGTACCTCCGGGATAGCAATCTTCACCCTCTCCATCACTTCCTCCTATAGGAGGAGGCTTAAGCATGGAGTTATCCCCTCCAGCTCGTTTTAGTAATTCGTGAGTGTACCACTCCATAGACTTCAGAGGAGGTAATCCTGCGTCAACAGGGTGTATACCTGCGTAGGTACCCATCGCTTCTCCTTCAAATTTTTGTTCTTCAGTAGGATTTTCTATGGGAGTCCCTACACAGCATTTTAGTTCTCTTAGTGTAAAAATCTTAAACTGATTGATTAGCCACGAATTTAATGCGTAGTCAGCGGCTACATGCATAACCGCCGCTATTTTGATTAGTTTATCTTTATCTTCTTTGTAGATATCCCTAGCTTGCAACATACGTCCATTATGGCATAAAGCTGCATGCCCTAGCTCATGGGTGATAACAATACCAGCACCTAGTTCGTCAAGCTCTTTTACCATATCAGGAGAGTAGCGCATAACATAATGACCATTTTCTACAGCCATACTAAACGTAGGTGTATTAGGACATTTTATAATACGCATACCCGATAGGATATCTACAAAGAACGAGAACCTGCCTAGGTGAGAGTTTCTAACCATGAGCTTTGCAAGGTAGTTGTTCAAATTCTTTTCTAGTTTTATAATTTTAGGAGTATTTGATTTTTTACTCCCAATAATAGATCTTCTTCGTCGCATAAAGGACCTCCAATGATCGATCAAAATAATGATGTGACATTCAGCCACTTGAAAACAATTCTAGAAGACATGCCTCAAATACGTGAGCATATTAAAGAAGCTCAAGTAGGTGAGGAAGTCCGTGAAAAAACTAGTAACAGTGCGTTTGCGGATACCTACAATCGCAGGTTCCCCGTAGCTTCGAAAGCAGACGCAATACTGTCAAAAGCTTATGCCACAAAAGTGGCAAATCTTGCGCCAGAAATCATGAATAAAATAGATGTTGCACTTAAAATTTATGATGTTCCCAATAGTATATTTGAAACTCAAAAAATAGCTTATGCTACCGAAGAACCTGACTATCTATTAGAGGCTCAACAAAAATTACCTTTGTACAAAAATACTATTACTAAAACAGCTGAATACTACTTACATAAAAATGCACATAAATTAAGGCCTAATACTCTTTCTAGTGCTGCAGTAAAATTAGTAAAACACGCATCGTCTAGAGACGAAGAAGTTTCTACAGAAACTCTCAAGTATGCTGGGTTAGTACAATCTAACTTAGAAGAAGCAACTAACTGGATAGAAGCTAGGGCACATAAAGTAGATAACCCTAAATATGCAGAAGCATATACTAAGTTAGCTAACGTAGTAAGTAGCCTTGATACTGAGACCAGTAGAGATCAATTAATTAAAGTTTCTAACACCTTGGAAAATTTAGACACTCTTAGTGGTCTAGATGTTTACTACCACAAATATTTACCTGACTCAGTAAGCACTATTTTTAACACTAAAATAGCTATGGCACCTTCAGTAGACATGTCTGGTAAGCAAATAGGGTTAGAAAAATTACTAGCAGTAGACCCTTCTGTATACGGAGACATCTTAGGTTCTGATATAGTTGAGGAGATTACGGAAAACGGTGAGTTAGACAGTCAAAAACTTATTGAGGTATTTGAGACTTTACCCGCAGATATGAAAGCACTGTTAGTGGAGAAATTATCTCTATGATAGGTTCTGTAAAAAGCTCTTATAACAATGAAGTTAAAGCTAAGGAGCTATTGTCTAGTGACATGTTTATACCAGCTACGGCTTTAGTTATCTCTGCAGATATAATAACTAGCGGTAATTTTTTTGCTTGGGAAATTGAGACTACGTTTGACTTCTTAGAAGAAGAAAATTGCTTACCCGAGCCCAAGAATCGGGATAGACTTATGGGAGCCATGTCTATATTGCTAAATCCAGCTTTTCTATGGGACGCTGGGGCTTTTATGGCAGTAAGCCAAACCTTCAACGGAGTCTTAGCGGTACCTGAAATTTGGGAGCCTCTAACACCCGCTAATGTGGCCTACACTCTAGACGAGATAGAGGCTGTTTACAAAGTATATAATAACACTAAGAAATTAGATCCCCTATATGCAGAGGAACCTAAGATATTCATGGCCGCTTGTTGTAAGGAGCATGGGGTATCCGTACTTCCTAAAGAGCTTATGTTATGTAAAGACCAGTTTCACAGGTTGTATGACTTACCAGAAGACATACCAGATATAGTAAGCAATCCAATATTAGAACGTAAGTTAAAAGAAATAACTACTTATATACAGAAATTAACCCAACTAAGAGCAAACTTAGTTTCAAAGCTAAAAAAATAGACACGAATGCTCCTAATATAAAGTATCTATTTTTTAGTAAATAGTTACTAGCGTTTGAAGTTTAGCAAGGCTTTCATTGCCTCGTTTTCCATCTCTCTACGCCATTTTCTATCTTCTTCTAGCGCTTTTATTTTTTCCCTTAGTTTCTCAAGTAAGGGATTATAGGTGCCTCTCCAAAAATTTCCATCGGAGAAGTCCTCCTGATCTCGTATAGCTTTAGCTAATGCTTCTAACTCCTCCATCCTTTAGCCTTTAGCCTTTAATTATGCTCTTAATTTCTGGGAAGATCTCGGTGTTCCAGCCGTCCTTCTTAGACATTACTCCCAAAAGTAAGCGATAATAATTACCGTCTGTATTAACCTTGAACTTGTTAAGTTCGTGCATAAATTTCATTTTATGCTCTGCACTCAACTCAGCCCAGAATTTAACTACATTGGTAGCTGTAGTTTCTGTATCGGGCTGATTATCCATTACGAACATAGCTACTGATGTAGTTAGTCGAGACACTAGATCTGCTCGACCCTCACGCTCCATCTTTTCTATGATAGGTTTAGCTTTGCTAGTGTAGGCAGTAACTACTACCTTAGGAGGTAGTTTGTACTCACTATCTTCTGTAAAGCTTACAAAGTCGCTAGCCATGTCATAATTCAAATAGCCTGCTAGGATAGAGGCATCTAGTAGGCCTCCGTTAGCGTGGAGGAAGTTCGAAACCTCATGCCATACCGCAGGGTTTCCGTAGATTTTGCCAGCATTACGAGCTTTTTCGTCCATTAGCGCATCTACGTTACTCTCGATGTATTCTATCACATATTTGTGCATGTCTACCTTACGAGCATATTTAAGCCATCCGCTCACAGAATGTACAGCATAGTAGTGCTTGAGACGACGTCGCCAAGCAAAGTCAGACATAATGTCTTTAACAGCGTAGTCTCCGTTGTCTGGATTACAGGCGGCCATTAGGTAGCAGTTTTCAGGTAGTGGGTGTCCGTGTAACCGACGCTCAGTCAGGATATTAAACATGATAGTAGACACCGCTTCACTGGCGCGGGTTACTTCGTCCAGGAATAGTACGCTAGGCTTTCCTAGTTTCCCGGCTTCGAAAATAGGTTTGATCCATTCTGGCAACTTCATGCCAAAGTATTTAGGATCCTCATCATCAGCGAAAGGAATACCTAAGTCCTCTGGCTGACATTCGCTCATAGTTTTTGCTACGAAGGCATGTGCCTTTAACCGTTCTGCTATTTGATGGCAAATAGCAGTTTTGCCAATACCTGAGTCGCCGTGTAGGCAAGGAACTCCCCCACTCAAGCACACCCTAATGATGGTGTTAGCGGCATTAGAAATAGGCACTGTTGTAATCCCAAGTTTGTTAGTGTACTTTGTTATAGTAGAATCTGTTTGATTTGTCATAGGACTCCTCATGTTAATGATTAATAGAAAACAACTAGCTGAAGCTAGTCTTGAACTAGACGGAGATAGATTCTCCTTAAATGACTACCCTTTCTACCACGCTTTATACAAAGGTGAATGGCCTAGTACATTGCTTATGTGCGGTAGGCAAGTGGGTAAGTCGGTTAGTGCAGCCGCATTTAGTGTATGTGAAAGTGTGGCTATACCTCACTTCAAAACACTATATATAGCACCTACTCTTAAGCAAACCAGTACTTTTAGTAATACCCGTGTTTCTAAATTAGTGCGCCATAGCCCCGGTATCAAAGCTTTGATGGGGGCCGTTACCTCGGACAATGTATTTCTCAAAGTCCTAGGCAATGGTAGCGAGTTAATATTTAACTACGCCTCCGACGACCCTGATCGGGTTCGGGGAATCTCTGCAGACCGTGTCATATACGACGAGGTGCAGGACATAGATTATGACGCTGTAGTACCTGTAGTTAACGAGTGTTTAGCCAACTCTAAGTATGGCTTCGTTAGCTACATGGGTACTCCAAAAACACAAGAGAATACTATTCAATTTATTTGGGACAACTCATCCCAGAGCGAGTGGTGCGTTAAATGCGACGCTTGCAGTAAGTACTCTTTTTATAGAACAGTGGACGGAGTAGGTAAAACAGGACCTATTTGTTTGCACTGCAAAAAAAATGTAGACCCTCGTAACGGTATGTGGGTAGACATGAAGAAAGAGTATTACACTAAGGCCTTCCATGTGCCTCAGATAATTCTTCCTGCCAATGCTGAGCATGGAAACCGTTGGGAGAGGATTCTAAATAAACTAGATACCTACTCTGATACCAAGTTCAAGAACGAGGTATTAGGGGTAAGCGATAGCGTAGGTTCAAGGTTAATCTCTATGGAAGAATTGCATAGAGCCTGTAAATCTAGGCAGTCCGCTTCGGGGTTTGTTTGCGGAGGTGTAGACTGGTCTGGAGGTGGATCTAAAGGTCTTAGCCGAACCGTCTCTTGGGTATTCTCTCGATCTCCGGGTGGCAAGTTCGTGTGCCATCATTATCATATCTACAAGGACGTTAATCCCGTGGATGCTGTAGATAGAATCGCCCAGACCTTCAGAGACCATCAGGTAGCTCTAGTCATGGGAGACGCTGGGGAAGGAGCCTTAGCTAATAGTCTGTTGACCAAGAAGCTTATGGGAACTCCAGTTTACCAGTGCCAGTACGGCTCTAGTTCCAAACCCCTGAAGTGGAATGGAGTTGACCGGTATCTTGTAGATAGGACTACTCTTATCGATTGCTTCTTTTTAGACATCAAGCAAGGTAGAATTCAATTCTTATCCCAGTCTGAGATGAAAGAGGCCTTCGACGATTTTCTAGCTTTGTACGAAGAAGTCATGCCTTCAGGTAAGAAGGTGTGGCGTCACTCTCCCAACTCTCCAGATGACTGTCTCCATGCGGCAGTGTTTTCATGGGCTGCGTGTAAGATATTAACCCATGATTTATCCTTCTACCATAAGGATTCTTAGTTTCCGCTTCTACTAGTCCAAGATGACCATCCCGGTAACCATGCTCCGTGGCCTCTGTAGCGAAGCGGAGAGGCCTGGTGCGTTGGTGCTAGCTTATAGTACGTAAGAGTATCTCTTACCAAGCTAACCAATAGCGACTAGTAGTTTTTTTTACTTAGTCCAAGAATTTTCCCAGGCACGCTGCGCAGGCTTTGCGAAGCAAAGCAAGCGAGGCGTCAAGCATTTTGAGTTTAGGAGTAGCTCCTAAGTATGCTTGTTTAGCGACTAAGCTAACATTTACTAGTCCAAGATATCGTCCTGGTTCCGGCGACGCAAGGTTGCTGTAGCGAAGCGAAAGCACCTGACGCGCCTGGAAGTCAGCTTGTTGCAGGTAAGAGTAACTCTTACTAAGCTAACCAATAGCGACTAGTAAATGTTCCTAGACCAAGAGAGCCACAGCCTGAGCTGGGGACCCCATTCCAGCTACGCTGGAAAAAAAGAAGGTATAGGTGAAGTTAGTAACTAACTTCCAACCCTCTCAAAGCGTCTAGGTTGTGCACAAACCAAGTGGGCGAGACCTCGAATTCAGGACTCGGTCCGCAACTTGTGTGCAGTAGTATCTTCTGCCATGCTTACCGCATGAGCGTTTGTGCGCACAAACCAAGAGATTGCGAGCTCTGCAGCGTGCATCGATCGCAGATCACATCTTGAATGCAGTAGTAGCTACTGCGTATGCTTAACACATAAGCGTTTGTGCTAAACCCCCATACCTTTGCTAGTACAATTAGAGTCCATGCCCAGATAGATCGAACTCTCTTCTTGGGACCTAAGTCCTTGTAGCTGGGAATTTAATTCCCATTAATAGACAAGCTATTAGCATAGGTATAGGAGCAAGTACTTATACCACGTTTTGTTTCATTTTTGCGCAGTATGCTTCTATACTATATTTAGCTTCCCCGTAACTAGGCCCTACCTCTACATCATAGGGTAGAGCTACAGGTACTATAGGGAATTCTTGTTTAATAAAGTCTCTAACCGCAGACTCTAGAAATTTAGGTAACTCCTCTAGCTTACTAGCAGGCATTTCGAATACAATACTATCGTGAACTGTTAGTAGTAGCCTACCATTTAGTTCTGATAAACGAGAGTGTAGGTTAATTAGGGTTCTACACACTATCTCTGAAGTGAATCCTTGAACTAAGTAGTTAACTCCCTGTCGTTGACAACTACTTCCTACACTACCTCCCATAAATGCTAGAGGAAATCTTCTAGCCCTGCCTGTAGGTGTTCTTAGTATACCGTCACTTTTTACCTTTCTTTTAGTACCTGAGATATACTCTTCTACTTTAGGAAATCTAGCAAAGAACATATTCATTAAGCCTATAGCCTCATCAGGTGTTATCCCTAGTTGCATAGACAATTTGTTTGGTCCGATACAAAATATAAGACCAAATACAATAGCTTTAGCTTGCTGACGTAAGGTTACTAGTTTCTTGTCTGCATCTGTTTGAACTACTTTGTCTTTTTGTCTAGCAGTATTTATAGCCTCATAGTCTTGTTCAAAAACTATACTAGCTACCCAAGAGTGCATATCCAGACCTTTGTTCAAAGCGTCTAGCAATCCCGGATCTCTAGCGTACACTGTTAGCCCCCGGACCTCAGCCCCCGCAAAGTCCAGGTCCACGACACAAAGTTCTTCATCTACTGACCAACCATACTTAGCACATAACTTTCTCTCTACTTCATTCGCTGTAGAACTAGTGTCTGTAGGTACAAAAGCTTTTTTAATAGGTACTCCAGCTATTGTAGGGGGTTGGTTCTGTAAGTTAGGATTACTTGAGGACAGTCTGCCGGTGGCTGTTCCATTAGCATTAGTATTACCATGTACTCTACCATCGTAACTACTCAGTAAGAGTAAGTTATCTAGGTAGGTAGCTCTACCTTTAGCCGCCGATCTGTAATCTAGTATTGTTTGAGCTATAGGATTTGTTTTTGCCCACTCAGCCAATACCTCATTACTACAGCTATGCGCTCCTGTTTCTGTCTTTTTTAGACTGGGCATGCCATAACCAGCAATCATAATATTAGCTAAGTCTGAAGGATTGTTTAAAACAATATTTTCTCTAGGCCTAGCTAAGTCATTACTTATTTTATCTAGTAAATCGCCTTTTAACTTCAGTTCTCGATCTTTTAAAATAGCACTTTGCTCTATTAAGTAGGCCCTATCTATCCTAACACCTTCCACTTGCATATCACTTAATACCTCAGTGAGGGGTATATAGTGCTTAGACATTAAGTTCATCATAAAATCCCTACCCTCAGCATCGGCCTTAGATTTAGGATCTTCTCTCCAAGCCTTAATTCGTTGCATAGAGCTCAATCGATAGGTCAAGTCTGCGTCTATAGCGGCATAAGGTATCATTATATTAGGATCTACCATTTCAAAGGTCACTTTTTCGTGATAAGGATCTATCCTACTTTTACCTGTAATGTTAGAGAACTCTGTTCTTAGTATCTTAGATACTGAATTCTTTACCTTCTTAATATATTTAGCCCTGTTTGATAGCATAGCTAGAGTAGCTTCTATTACCATTTTTTGATTAGCAGGAGTAGATTTAAGCCTATTCATCTTTTTTAACTTTTTAGAAGTCTCCTTAATGTCTTCTAGCTCAGACTCTAAGTCATCAGAACCTAAGGGACTTAACGACTTTCTACTACCAATAGTATTAGTCATAGCTTTACTGAGTAAATCTGCCTCAATATTACTAGATACTGAGTTAAGCTGATCCACTAAAGGTTCTTCGTATTTCGCTAGCGAAGGATAGTGTTCTAAGACTACTTTCTTTAGACTGTATAATCCTTTCTTATCCTCATCTAGCATATGCTCTGCTAACATACCATCCCATCTAGTATTATTTACAGGGTTAGAAAAGATATCTTCTAGGGGCTTGCCAACTACTTCTTCTATAATACCTTTAAGGCCTAAGTGCTGGGATATAGCCTGCTTAGTTTGCCTTACTAGTATATGTTTAGCAATTCCGTAGTCGAATTTATAGTTCCACCAAGTTTTAGCATGAGGTGACTGTAGTAGCTTCCATATATAAGGTATGATACCTCCGAAGCTGTAAGGAGCATCTTTATGGAATACGTAGAGAGATAAGGCTTTACCCTCTGCTACACAGGCGGATATAGCTATTACCTTACCTTCTGAGTTCCATGGAAATAGTGTGGTAGTCTCGAAGTCTAGAGACATCATAGTATTAGCTACAGTTTTTCCTGGAGAAGAGTACTCACAGTACTCATTTATAATAGCTATAGCATCCTCTAAATCTTTAGGCCTAGGTTTATAAGGTGTAAGAGGAGGCACTATGTCATAATTAGCTAGTAGCTCAGGCACATCGATATTATCTAAAGGGTGCCCGAAAGCTATCTTTGCAGCTTTAGCAATGTCTCCGCAAGCCACGTCTACTACTCCTACCGACTCAAACATTTTGCTTAAACCAAAGGTAGGTAAGACTTTAAAATCTTTTTTTCCAATAGTAACCTCTATAACAGTACCTCGGACATGGCTATGAAGAGATTTTACACCTAAGAAACTAAGTGCTTTAGGTCCGAAAGCTAATATTGTACTAGCCCCGGAGCTCAGTATCTGGCTATAACCGACATTATCTGCACAGGTTCTTAGAAGCTTGACACTGCTATTTACTCTAGAAGCACAGGATACTGCATACATATAGAAACAACTAGCTTTGAGCTTACTGGATAGTCCTGTAGGATCTACCTTAGCCGCCCTAGTAAGGAGAGATTTCATCATGTCTCCATCTCTACCCGCCAAAGGTACAGTAGCCCAAGGTGGAGGTGAATCCATTAGTATAACTACTGAAGCAGGCTTAGATCCCATCCCAGGTACTAGTATATTCTTATATAACGGGCAGGTTGTACAAGATATTGGTTTTATTATACTCACGTAGAGCTCGCCATTTCCCAGTTTTGAATAACTGTAGTAACATCGAAGATAGTTACATCATTAGAATTGATGCCAGGTTTTAAAAGTTTTTTAAGATTAGGAAGGGCCCTAGAAACATCTCGATATTTCATAGAGTTCTTATAAGTACCCGCCACACCTTGCAATCTTTTAGGAGTATCCTGCTTAAATCTATCTCCCGGTTTAAATAAACTAGCTAGAACTTCGGACCATAGAACAATAAGTACATGCACCGATTTTCCATTCTTAGTATAAGTGGCGTAAGATAACCCACAATCTAGCTCTTGCAATTTGTACCTCTCAGCAGGATCACCTAGTAGTGATCTAACAGAAGTGTATCTATTAGGACTTCCCGGAGGGGTGTATTCTACTCTAGCAGAAAGAATACTCTCAAATAGTGATTCAGATTGCGTAGAGTTTGTGATGTTAGCTATAAGCTTAATCTTTTTTCTAACTACTCTTTTAATGTAGCTATGCGGATCTAAACCTACTAGCTTTATTATAGAAGAAGTTACTACTACCGAATCTAGAAACCTAGAGGGAACGGCAGCCACTCCTGCATAAGCAGCTAAACTATCTTTTACTGTAGCTGAGTTATAGTGAAATCTTAATTCGTCAATATAACGTCTAACTTTTTTAGCTCTAGAAAACATTCCGATAGTTAGATTTCTTCTAAAATGTTGTATAGTAGCGTATCCGAAAACATCTTTTAGAACTGTGTGAGGATCAGGCTTGTCCTCTACACGAATACTTTCTAACTGCATAAACCTAGATATATCCGCTTCTTCACGTAATCGGTTGATAGCACAAGCCCATATTTGACATTTAAGAACATAGTTGGTAGCCTCGGGGTTTTCTACATTACCACGAGATACCGTAGATTGTGCACTAGAGGTTAAGGCCCTAACATCTCTTAGTATATCTCGAACAGCTCTACTATGTCTGTCTTGGCCTTTATCTTCAAACTCATCTAAAGCTAAGCCTAAACTACTTCTATTAGCAGTTTTGCGAGCACTTGCTGGAGTATAGCTGGTCATAACCCCGTTGACACACTCAAGCAATCTTAATCTAAGATTTTCACCTGCTATTAAATCTAGTAGTTTAGATTTACCAGAACCTCGTTCACCGTTTAGTATGGTATACAACTGTCTAGGAAGAATACCTGATATAGTATTTAACATTATAGCTGCAGCTAAGTATTGACAGTCTTCAATACCCCCCTCCATCTGCCAACCTAGGTTAATGGCGCTAACTAAGAAGTCAAAAGTTTCTTCAACATCTACGTTTTTACCTACATTTAAATCCTCGCAAGAATTTATCTCAGAACTCCAAGCCGGCTTAGTTATATTCATTATATAATCGCCTACCCGAGGACCTTCTAGCAAAGACCATTCAAGCTCTTCTCCTTGATAAGTACCTAAGTAAACATTATTTCCATTTACAAGTACCCATACCCCGTCTGTAGAATCGCCTTTTTTCAACTCAACGTAATGAGCACCAGATTTAAGTTCTTCTAAAGAGGCTACTACGGGTATTTCTTTGCATAGATTTTCCATAGCTATTTCTATGTACTTTTTCATTTTTGCATTAAGTTCGGTAAGGCTTAAAGGCTTGACTGTCTTACCAACTGTTTTAAAAGCCAAAGCCCTAGGTATTCCTACAGAAGTTTTTATCCAGTCCACAGCATTACCTAAATCTATGGCTAACCTGCCAAATAGTTCACTAGCATGAGATATCCGAAGATCGCGAGGCTCTCTTTTCCTTTTATTCCAAGCTTTTATAATACTTTCAGAACGTTTAGAACTATCTATTCCTATGAAATAAAATTCTTCTTTTAGAGCTTGAATTATTCTTAAAACAAACCCCTCTTCACTATCATCTTGGCCTACTACAAGTTCTAAGATAGTACCTAAATCTAGATTTACGAATTTACTTACTTCTACACAATACATTCTTTGATAGCTGTAGTCTCGCAAGCAAGCACCATTAGAAGCGATTATTCTCTTTATTTCCGAAATATCATCTTGGGGAACTTTTTTAACAGCCTCATAAGTTACATCAGTAAGCCATCTATATGCAGATGTAAAATTGTTGCGTATAGTAACGTTACCTACTAGAGAGTTTTTAGTTATACATTCTAACCAAGTTTGCCACCCATACTTAGCTATGGCCTCCGCAGGATCCTTAGCTTTTACTTCATCAGGCCAATCAAAAACAGAGCAAGTTAAATTAGTTCTACTTAATACCGCCTTAGCAATGTTAATACCTCCATGCTCAGGGTGATCAGGTAGCACGAATATTTTTCTAATATTACAAGTATCTTGCAAGACATTTGCTGAAGTACTAGCAGAGCCCCCTATACCTAAAACCACATCGTAAGTAATACCTTTAGCATAGTTTGCTAAATGAGCCAGAGCATCAAACTCCCCTTCAACGAGAATTGCAGTTCTTGTATCTTTACTAGAACCCATCAAGCCATTGTAGTTTGCTAGCCCGAAGAAACCCATTAGAGGTTCACTATCGTCACTAATAAACATCTCGCTTTTACCGTCGGAATTAGGTCGCATAAAATCAGTTCTAACTTTGAATCTACTGAACTCGGTAGGATTTTTATGATAGAAAAATACTAGGCCTCCGATATTTTCTGGACGCATAACTGGTTCTGCGAATAAATACACCTCTTTGGCCAACTTACCTGCGTACTTATTCATAACTACTTGAGGAGCTAGGACTCCGATAGGTAGAGAGGGAATAACTTCTTTAGAGATACCTCTAGATTCTAAGTAGGTTATGCATTGCCGAGCGTAGAGATACTCTTGACTTTTATTAGTAGTATCTTGTGCAGCGGCTACTAGTATATTGTGAGTAGTGTGTGCGAACGCATTTTTTATTTCATTGCGTTTTTCGGAGTCTCGCAGAGTCTTACGCAAAGTTTTAGGTAGGCTTTTAGCCCCATTGTTATTTAAAACAATGGCGGCTTCTGACCAAGAGATATTACCTACAGTAGCTACGAATTTAAGAGGGTTAACTTCGTACTGACCACAGCTAAAGCATTTTACTACTCCTTTAGTAGGGGTAACATGGCAACTTGGCCGTGAGTCTACATGTCCTGGAAAAGGGCAATGGCCTTTCAAGCTATTACCCTTCATTTCCCAAGATCCTTTACCTAGTTCAGCGAGTATGTCCCGCCATTTTGCTAGCGGGATATCCTCCCATATCTCTTTGTAGGAAATCTTAGGGGGTTTTTGCATTAGGGCTAATTTTCTTTCTCGCAGATATTCTTGAATTTACACCAAGAACAATGCCTTCCTTTCGACTTAGTAACTTCATCTCTAAGCGTTTCTGCTAAAGCATTTACCTGCAACATTACTGGGTTATCAGGGGTTAGGTCTGCTCTAGTAATCTTTTTAGGATACCACTCTAGTTCTCCCGAAGTAGTAGAATAGATGGCGGGCTGCACAGATACTATATCATACCATGCATGAAGTAGAATACCATAGCTCTCTAACTGTATTTTGTAAGAATCTATACTCTTACATCTGCCAGTTTTTAAGTCAATGGCTATTGCATGCTTTGTACCATTTTTTTCTACGATTATAACTCGATCTACAACACCTCTAAGTATTGAATTTCTATCCCAAAAATCTGTTTTAACTAGTGTAGGAAGTACTCCTAAGCGAAGTTCAGATGAATCTAATGTAACCTTATTTTTATCTTTGAAAGAACTTAATCTATCTTCAAAAGAATCTACTTTTTTAACTAGAGTTTTAATCTTTAATTTATTAGTCCTAGTTTTAGGTATCTCTGTAAAAGCATCTATCTGTGCCGAAGTTTTTTCCTGTTTAGCTTGAAGCAGTTCGGCGTATTTATGGGTAGCAGAGCCTAGCACTAGGGCGGTATTATCTTCTACTACTTGTAATTCCTCTGGGATGTATGGCTTATCTACATATTGCCATACAAATTTTTGAGAACAACTTTCCAATACTCCCATCTTACTAGGGCTCCAAGGTCCAAACTCCTTAGCTAGCGAGCTAAAAAAAACAGGCATAACCTGCCTCCTTTCTTATAAGGTTTAATTCTAGCCGTATATCTAGCCTAGACGTCGAAGTCTGGTAGGTCTTCTACCTCTACCTCTGCTTCTTCCTCATTACTGGTAGCTGTTTCTACTACTGCAGTGTTTACCTTAGGCGAGGTAATCTCTGAGTCTTCTGGTTTAACATAGCTGAAGGACACATAGTCCTTCCCATTTTTACTAGTTTGGTTAGTGGCGATTACTTTTAAGTAACTTCCTGCTAGAGAGGATTGAGATCCTCCTGTGAGAGCGGCCTCTAGTTGGCTTGGATCAGGAGATTGGATATCGATACACGCATTGATCATCGCCTTAAGTAATCCTAGGTTTTGATTAATACGCCACTGTAGGTCATTGCTAATAGCAAAGATTTGCTTTACAAACTCCCCAGGAACATGAGTTCCTGTAGAAGAGATAATTTTAGACTCGATAATACAGATCTCTTTGCCTGCTTGAGTCTCTCTTGTTACCACCCCCTCTACAAGTACTACATGTGTACCTGTTTCGAGATATCGACGTTCAACACGCTTAGCTTCTACTTGGTCCATTTTGTTGGACAGATTTTCAAAATTTGGCATTTGCAATTTTTCCTTTCGTTAATTAGCGGTTAGCAGTTTGCCGTTTATCTAGCGTACTAGTGAATTGCTCACTAGGAATTATAGGACTAACAGAGAAATCAATCTTAGTCAAGCTTTTCAAGCTTGCATTAATGATTCTTTTTGACCCTCTGTTTTTTTGGGTTTGAATACTAATCAACACCCTATCTAAGGCTTCTACTTGAGGGACTAATTCCTCTTCAAAGCATATTGTATATAGCTGTTCAGGATCGTCTGACATGGCAAATAGTAGCTTATAGCTATCTTTGCAATAATTTAATTCTCCTCTTAGAAAATTGAACTTGCAGTCTAAGCAGTTACCGTGCATGCTACCTACCTGTAGATCCTTAGAATAGCACCCACTATCAGAGTGCGATCTATTTCTAGTTATTTCTAGTATGACAATTCTAATCTCATTTCCGAGATACCTATTGTCTTGGTAAAATCCCAAACTTCCAGAAGGAGGATGAGATATGGAAAGCGACTTCATCGACATCTATTATGACGACCTTTCCCGAGTTACTATACTCGATAAAACCGAAGAAAAAAGACTACTTATTGCTTACAACGACCCTAGTACTTCTGAAATACAAAAGCAAAGAATAAAGTGTAAAGTTTTGGAATCTAATCTAAGGCTTGTTTTCGGGATGGCTAAAGGCATGTGGGATAAGAAAGACCCAGATAAGCTTCAAGAACTTATTGCTAACGGCAACCTTGGTTTAATACAAGCTCTAGATAAATTTGATCCTTCTTATGGCGTTAGGTTTTGCACTTATGCCGGACACTGGGTCTTAATGAGTATGCGAAAAACCTTCTTAACTGTAGTAAAGACTCCTTTAGATAAGGCTCAACCTATCTATGAGGAAGAAAGCTATGCTCCCGAGGAGCCCTACTTAGTAAACTACGATCGGGGCATAGAAAATTTACAGCAGACTGCCTATATAGCGTTGTGGCTGAGGTTCCTTACTGACCGGGAAAGATTTATTATAAGGGAGAGCTTTCTTCGCAAAGATCATACCACTAAAAGCCTTAGGGAGATGGCTTCGGAATTATCTTTAAGTAGCGAACGTGTTAGGCAGCTTAAAGCTAACGCTATTAACAAGCTCTCTCTGTGGCTTAGTTACCATTACGAATCTTAACTGTCTTCGCTGGCTCCTAGAATAATGTCCTCTAGATTGGTGTTATCATCTGGGCTGATGACCCACTGTAGAACTTTGATAGCCACCCCGAGGTCCATAGCTGCATTCACCGAAAGGTCATCTTCTTCATCAGCACTTAGCTCTACACGGGTAGCTGAGATATCGGAGATAACCTCCAAAATAGCTTCAGCACTACGTACAGGTTTCTTAACCATCTTAGGTTTAGCGGTACTCGCTGTAGGAGTTTTGGGTGATCGTTTCTTGCGGTCTTGTGCTTTGATGCCTTCCCCACCCGAATCAACCGACTCTTGGTGCTTAGTATCAATGATCTCTTTCACTTCAGCTGTCGAAGGCTTCGACTCATCATCGCCTTTAGCTACTTCTAGGATCTCTGCACGAGCAGTGGAATCCTTAACGTTGGAGAGTAGTTTCCCTACGCTAAAACCAATTTCTTGGTTATCCACAGCAGCGATAACCTCTGGCATTTCATCTTCTTTAGATAGAAGTGCCAATCTAGCATTGATAGTATTCTCGGCTAGGCCAAATTGCTTACACAATTCAGTCATAGGAGTGCCACCTTCAAGCTGAGCTTGGATTTGGCGGGCCATCTCGATAGGAGACCAATTTAGTCTCTGAGTATTACGGATCAAGGCATCTTGGCCCATTTCCAGCATTACTTGTTTTCTAACATGCTCTCGGCACTCCTCTTGTAGTTCATCACTAGCATCTGCGTTCAGCGAATGCCAATCCCCAAAGATCTCTTCTACGATGTTCATCACACTGGGGCGAACTTCACATTTGATCTTTGATAGCGCTTTACCGTTAGCCGTAGATGTCTCTCCATCAGCAATGAGAAGAGAAACAACGTAGCAACGGCGATTGCCTTCTAGGACCCGATAACCTTCTCCGTCATCGGTCTCCATTACGATAGGTGATTCTAGTACGCCTTTAGCTAAGACGCTTTGTTTCATAGAGCTGATTTGAGCGTCATCACCATAGTACTCTCTAGACTGAAGAATATCTGTATCTCCAGGAGATTTAAATGTTAGCTTATCAAAGTCAATTAGTTTGTAGCTTGAGCGGACAGCTGAGCTATCCACTGTAGGAAAGTTATTGTTCTGCATATTTACCTCGGCAATTAGCATAATGAGCGCACCATTTAGTAGTGCACATCCACGAATCAGGACTAGTCATAGGAAAGTTGCCCCTACTTATATTAGTAGCTACTTCCCCAATTAAGTCTGTAAAATAATCTAGCTCGCTCTTTGCGAATGAATATCTAGCTACCCCGACCTTAGGTACTTTGGTTTTACATACCGTATCAAACCTAACATCGGAGATGTCTTCTACTATAGCGTACATAGCTAACTGCACGCTATTTCTACAATCGGCTTCGGACTTAGATCGTTTAGCAACTTTCAAGTCACAGATCTCCATCCTGCCAGTACTGTTATCTATGTAGTCTACATACCCTCTTACAGGTACGTCACCTACTAGACTTTCAAATCCAAACTCGGATTTTACCGGCATAATGGAGTTGCCTACTCCCTTATACCAGGTTTTATACAAAATTTGTGAGTAAGTAGTCCAGTAGTCTTTGTCTTCACCTTCATAGTCACAGTCTTCTAATAGTTCAGATAAAGAGTCATGATTTAGAATGTCCTTCTCTTCCATGAAGATACCATCTAATTGGGACTGTAAATTTAGTTCTACCATCTTGTGGACGGTTGACCCTATACCGAGAGCTACTGATTTAGGAGACTCGGGTCTTTGATTTAATACGTATTCTAGTTCATACTGTTTTGGGCAGTTTAAGTATTTAAGCACCTGACTTGCAGACAAATAGTCTCTAGGTAAATTATAAGCCATTAGTCCTCCTTAAATTCTACACACGTTCAGCGCAGTTTTAGAAATGTCACTATTACTTACTACACATCCGGTGTCAAAAGGTTTTATATTTTTCTCTAAGCAATCTAATACATGAGGGCAAGATACACACTCTACCTGCTTGCTCATTAAAGTGCTTACATTTATCTTACTTTCTAGTAACTTCATAATATTGTGGTTAACACTATTTCTCATAACCACTACTTGTACTAAGAGCTTTTTAAAACCCTTAGCCCGTATACCGTAGTTACGATCTAAGCTTTGTAACCAGTGATCTAGAGACCAGCTCACTTCGGCATATATCATAGTAGGTGCTTTAAAAGTAACACCTATACCCATAGAAATTTGGGCTACGATAATAGCACTATCGCTAGTATTAAAGTTATCCTCTACTTCTGAGTGGTTTTTAGTAGTGGAGTCATATCGAAATGTTTTTCCAAGTTTAGAGCATCTGTTAAACAATTCTTGTATAACCCACTGGTGCTTACCCCAGACTATTAGTTTCTTAGTACCCGAAGCAAGATGTGATTGGATTAATTCCATTACAGAATCTAGTATAACAGTACTACCAACCTCCCCAACAAGTCTACCTGGATCTGATTTTTCAACAGAACACTTTTGTGTGTAGGGTTGAATACCTTTATCAACACATTGTTGTACCAATGGGCAAGTATCACATATCTCCGGATCTTTCAACGACTTATAACAAAAACCCATACTTAACTGGGCCAATCTAGTCATAGCTGTTAAGTGGTTAGGTGGTACTCCTAGCGAAACATCGCCCACTTCTAAGCTACTTAGGCAAACTGTAGCATTATACAGCTTCCTAACTTTAGCATCAGGGCTAATTTCTACTATCTGAATAGTGCGGTCTGGTAAATCTAAGCACTCTTCTGCAGTCTTGCGAAGACTCATAGAAGTGACAAGTTCATTTACCTCATCAATATTCTTCCACCCACTAATAATGTGCTTATTAAAAGGACTTCTGATAGCGTAACGATTTTGAAACTGCCAAGACCCGGGTACTACAAAGTCTCCTAAAGCCTTTAGCTGCCCCCATAGATGCATAGGGGAACCTAGTGAAGGAGTGCCGCTTAATAGTAATCTTCTGGTAACCGGTTTGGCCTCTACAAGCTCTAATACTCCCTTAGTTCTTCCTGATTTAGGTGATCTTATAGAGTGAGACTCATCTAGTATAATATCTGTATAGGGAACTATTTGTTTTAGTAAGTCTTTGGCTACCCTACAAGTGTCATACGTTACTACTATACCACAGGTTTTAGAATCCTTTATAGCAGCGAGTATCTTCTTTTCTCTAGTTTTACCTGTGGCTACTATAGGTTCGAGATTAAATTCACCTTTAGAATGAAATTGCATCTCTTTTTTCCAAGTGAACTGGTTTACTTTTAAAGCTACTACTAACCAGAAAGAAGTTGGTCTACGAGACTTTGTATACATAATCAAATCGCAACCAATCTTAGTCTTACCTAGACCTGGATCTAGGAATAGTCCAAGTCTGGGCATATGTATAGCTAGTGAAAGACTTTCTATTTGATGCTCGTAAGGTTTAATCTTAGGGACAAAGTTATCAGTATCGCCTGACTGAATCTTATCTACATAGCTTTTTAGATCTTTCTCTAACTCTATAACTTTTTGACTGAGTTCAAAGTTAGCGATGTTATCATATTCTCTAATATCATCTAGTACATACAGTCCAAAAGGTAGGTATCCAGGAGCAAACCAAATGTTTTTCTTGGCATGTTTAGACATGCCATATATACTCCTGAGGACTGCGACCTCAGCAGGCTTCACATCAGTTACGTAAATAACGGGTAAGCCTGAACTAGCTAATGTTGTATTAACCTTCATATTACCTCCAAGGTTTAAAACATAGATGCCAGGGGCGTATACTTATACCACATAACCTTTAATTTTTATGGAGATTTTTATGCTAGGAGATCTACCCAATATGACTTCTCCCGGAAAGGGTGGGACCCACGCAGATCCTATGCGATTATGGGCGCATTCTTTCTCTCCAAGGAATCTAAAACAGCTTTTTAGATGGACTGAATACTTATACTATAACTCTGCTCAAATATTTGCAGGGGTTAGAAAGTTTGCAGAATACCCTATAACAGAAGTAGAATACCTCACAGATAGTGATAAGCTTACTAGCCTATATAGAAGATTGCTTGAAGAGACTATAGGTATAAAACAAGCTCTAATTAAAAGTTCTATAGATCTGCAGGTTTATGGAAATTCATTTACCTCAGTACATTTACCTTTTAAAAGAAGCTTAAGATGCTCTAAGTGCTCTTTTACTGAGAAAGCTACTGAAGTAGAGTTTAAGTACAACCCTCATAAAGCGGTATTTAAACATACTTGCTCTGATTGTGGTCATGTAGGGGAATCCAAAGTAGTAGATAAATTAGAGTTGTCCCCAGAAAAAATCAACATAGTTAGGTGGGATCCTAAACTAATTCAAATAAACTATAACACTGTTACTGGAGAAAGTGAGCATTTTCTAAGCGTGCCTAGCAGTATGAAGTCTAAAGTTACTTCTGGAGATAGGCACTTAATACTAACCCTGCCTATGGCTATTTTAGAAACTATAGCTAACGGTGAATTATTTAAGTTCAATAAGAATGAATTAATGCACTTAAAAGCTCATGCTCCCGCTGGTGTGGAAAGTGGTTGGGGATATCCACCACTAGTAGCATGCATGCCTTTATTTTACCATGCTAGCGTACTAAGAAAAGCTAACGAGTCTATTGCTTTAGAACGTATAGTGCCTATGAGAGTTATGCATCCTCAAGCTATTAGTGGAAATGCTGACCCTATTCTAAGCTTATCTATGAGTAAGTTTATGGGAGAAGTGGAAGACAACATTAAAAAATGGCGTAGAGATCCTAACCATATTATGATGAGCCCTGTAGCTATTGGAGTATCTCAAGTAGGTGGGGAAGGTAGGGCCCTTATGGTGAATGCTGAAATTCAACAAGCTGAAGATAATATTATAAATGCTATGGGATTTCCGAAAGAATTCGTATACGGAGGACTTAGTTACACAGGTAGTAGCGTTACTTTACGCATGTTAGAAAATCAATTAGAGTCATCCGTATTCCAAATAAATAAGTTGCTCACTTGGCTAACTAATAAGATGGGAGGGTATTTAGGCTGGGAAAAATGTAAGGTTAAGTTGGGAGACTTTAGGATGATTGATGATGTACAGCAAAAACAACTTATTATGCAATTATTTCAAATGGGCATGGTGTCTAAAACAACTATGGCGGAAGCCCATGGTATTAATATACAAGATGAGAGAGATAAAATAAAACATGAAAACCTGACTGATGCTAGATTCCAAAAAGAGTTAGAACTAGATATGATGGACCTTCAGAAAGATATTAGCCAACAAGCTAGGCAAATGGCAGCTCAGCAACAAGGTGCCGGAGGACTTTCTTATGATCAGCAGGCTGTAATATCTGAAGCAGAAAACATTGCTATGCAATTATTACAAACAGACCCAAGTACACGAAAATCTCAGTTGTCTAGTTTACAAGCGGAAGATTATGTGATGTACTCTGTAGTAATACAGCGTATGGAACAACTGCAGCTAGATCAGAAAAACCAAGCTATGCAACAAGCTATGGGCGGTGGACAACCCCCTATGTAGAGGTATTATGAGTAACGATAACGATTTTATTAGTACAATATCCCAGCTAGCCGGAGATCAAGAAGGTCCTCAGCTTCCAGACCCTTTTCCAAGTATACCAAACCCGCCTCCAGGGTTTGACCCAGAAAACTCGCCTATAAGAACCGATTCTCCCAGCCCAGACCCACTTCCCTGGGCTAAAAAAAAGGCGAAGCAGAAGTACTTGCCTCATGCTAGGGTTTTCTTTATTAGCGATGAAGGTAATCCTGAATATGATAATGTTCTTAGACGCGGTGCTAATGGAGAGATTATCTTAGCTAAAAAAGAAGTTGCAGATTTAAAGGGCTCTAGCGGTTTCAAGGTATATCTTGAATGGCTAGAACCCTTAGAAAACTAGTACTATTTAAGTAGTTGTGGCTACTTAAATAGTTTATCTACGATAGAAGACCAATCAAATATCATCATCGTCTTTTTCTTCCTTTCCTACGGTTATACCCATCTCTATTATGTGCCTTTTGTAGTTTGGATAGAACTAAGGGATCTACCCATCCATGAGCCAGAGATACATAAGGTTTACCTCTACTATGCACCTCCGGCCCTACAATAGATAGTTCATCCGGGTCATACCAAGTCTTCCCGACTTTGAAATGCCCGTGTTGACCTATACCTCCCCAAGGCCCTGTTCTAGAACTGCCGTCGCTTTTAACAACTTTAATTCTTTCACCCGTCCTCGGGGTTCTACTACCTGTGTATAGATACGCAGCTCCTAGCCCCAAAAAACCGCCAATCAAAAATGCTGTAAAGTAGCACCCCACAGCTATTTCTCTTTTGGTTCTATAAGTATTACTACCAGACCACTCGCAACCTAAGCCTTGAGCGATCTGTACTAGGTTTGGGTTAACCCAGACTAGTGTTTTCGTCTGGGGGTGATAATAATTTGCGGAAATCGTTTACTCCTTCCTGTCCAATCATATCAGCTAGCTGAGGATCACTAACGAACGCTAGCAGTCCTTTTCTAGTTGGGAAATCATCTAGCCCGGGCAATTCGGGAAGGAATTTTACACTCCCTTCTTCTTCGAAGTACCCCAACCCATCGAATATGGGTTCCAAGGAAAATCGATCACCTGTGAATTTATTCACAAGTGCTCTAATCTCTGGTACTGTTGAGGTCTTGATGGATTCACACTCAACCAAGAAATGGCAGATGGGAACATAGCAATCTTCGCCTACCATCTCAAAGACTTCTAGCTCCGACCCCTCGGCAGGGCCTTCCGGTCGGATCATCTGCAGAAGTTTGGTATCCCACTCCACCATAGGACCTACCTTTTCTACATAGGTTTCTTGCAGCTGACCCCACGCTGCGGTTAGACTACCTCTAGTGCTAGCCCACTCTGCCTCGGCTTTGGCTTCCGCCTCTGCCTTAGCTTTAGCTTTAGCAACCTCTACTGGTTTCAATAGCGCCGCTAGCTTAGCCTTTTTGGCCGCTAGCTTAGCCTTTTTGGCCTTAGCTTCCTCTTCAGCTCTTTTGCGATTTTGAGCCTCTAGACGTTTTTCTTTAGCCTGTTTCTCGGCCTGGCTCTCTTGAGCCTCGATTTCGAGGGGGGTAAGAGCAAGAAACTTACTGTATAGCCTACTGGACAAGCCTGTCACGGCTTGCCACAGGGAGCAAGTACCTCTACTTTCTCCCCTCACCATCACGTTTACTAGTCCTGTATCCAGAATAGTACCTAGAAAAAGAGGAGAATCGATCACCTCTTCAGGGTCGTTACTAGTGGCCTGTAGATGTAGCTTAGTACCTACACCTTCAAGGAAGAGGGCAGCAGATGCTTGACGAAAAGGCTTAACATGCTTCGCTTCGGTGCGGCGAATACACATCTCAATGATAGGAACCCCTGCCACTGTTTCGGGTACTTGCAAAGAGGCTGCTTGGGTTTCTCTCAATTTTACTTTGCAGACAAAGTATTCGTCTGCTTTACCACTAGGCTTATGCTTTAGGAAGTCAATAAGGATTCTAGCTAGTTGCCCTCTATTTGCATGGCCTGAGAGGCCTCTCCCCTCTAGCGTCAGAGACATTCCTTCCATGAAGGTTGGATTGTTTTTGACGAATTTCGCAAAGGGGTAGAAGGTTTTAGCCTTCTCTCCCTGTACTTTTTTTTTAGTCATCTCTGATCGGAATTTTTTATTTCCGATTTTCAGAGTTTTACTAGCCGCCCCGTTTTCAGTCTTGGGCGTATTAGACTTCTTTTTTCGTGCCATAACTATCTCCTTTGTTTGGCCGAGAGGGATTTAACCTCTATTGTCTAGTACCCAAACACTCCTTTGAAACTAGGGTGTCTGGTGCATATACTTATGACACATATACCTCTGATTTTGTGAGTTTTACTATGTCAAAGAATACAAGATTTCTTTATACCACTCCTGAAGAAAAGCAAAAGCAGCTACGGCTCAAAACACTAGAAGGGGTTAAGAGCTTATTTCCTATTATAGGTACACACCACACCATAGAAGCTGACAATTTTGAAGTACAGGAAAAAGGAGTTACGTATGCGGATCATAAAAAAGCTCTTTTTAAAGGGGGCTCTATATATGAGCCCATTAAAGCTAGAGTAACTATTAAAGACAAAGAAGGTAATGTAGTCTCCAAAAGAAATAAGCACACTATAATGCACTTACCTAGAGTTACTCACCATAATACTTTTGTAGTAAGAGGTAACGAGTATGCTCTAAAGCATCAACTTAGGACTAAGCCTGGAGTTTACACACGTAAGAGAGGTAGTGAGGAGTTGGAGTCTAGCTTTAACTTAGCTAAAGGAGCTAACTTCAGATTGAGTTTGAACCCTAACAAAGGGGGCCTTCAAATGGAATATGGAAGTTCTAAGATTCCCATGTACCCTATACTAAAAGAGATGGGTGTAACTGATAGTGATATGTCTAAGTATTGGGGACAAGACTTAGTTAATCGTAATAAAGATCTGTATAAAAAGTCTTCTGAATCCGCAGTTAATAAACTATTCTCTAAAATAGTGCCTAAAGCAGAGCAGGCTTTAGCTTCTAATAGTACTGAAAAAGCTCAAGCAATTATGAGAGCCTACGACAACACTATATTAGATGAGGAGACCACCCGGGCCACTCTAAAAAAGGGGTTCTCAAAAGTAACTCCCGAAGCTCTACTAGTAGCAAGTAAAAAACTTGTTTCTGTATACAAAGGGGATGAGGAAGAGGATTCTAGGGATAGTCTTCAATTTCAAAAGGTCGTAGGTCCTGAGGACATATTTAAGGAGAGGTTGGAGCTAAAAGCTAGGGAACTTAAATGGAAAATAAAAAATAAGTTGGATTTAAGCCCTTCAGTAAGTGTCGCTAAGGTTATGCCTAGCACTAGTACTAATGGGGAGCTAAAAAAGTTTTTAAGTACTGCGCAACTAGCTAGCTTACCTTCTCAAATTAATCCTGTAGAAATGTTAGATAGTGCTTTAGCCGTTACAAGGTTAGGAGAGGGTGGTATATCAAGTGATAGGGCTGTACCTGCTTCTGCAAGGAAGCTTCATTCTTCTATGCTTGGTATAATAGATCCTTTCAGAACACCGGAATCTGGTAACGTAGGTATCGATCAAAGATTTACCTTTGGAGCTAAACGAGACGATGACGGAAATCTATACGCTTCTTTAAAAGATGCTAAATCAAATAAATCTGTAGATGTATCCGCTACAGAAATGGGTACTAAGGTAATAGCGTTTCCAAATCAAGATTTAAAGTCTGGCCGAGTAGACGCTATGGTTAGAGGTAAAGTAGGGAAGGTTAAACCTAGCGAAGTAGATTATTACATAGATAAAGCTCCCAAAATGTATACATTAAATACTAACTTAGTACCTCTATTAGATAGCACACAAGGTAATAGGGTTATAATGGGTTCTAAAATGGTAGGACAAGCTATGCCTTTAGTAGATAGGGAAAAACCTCTGGTTATGAGTTCCTTTGACGATAAGTCTGATACTGAAGAAGATTCATTAGAAAGAATAATAGGACAAGCCACTACTAGAGGTGTACGCTCTTTAGGAAAGGGTAAAGTAACAGAAGTCACTAAAGATTATATAAAAGTTAAGTACTCAGATAAATCTAAAGGTGAGCAGACTTATGAAATACCTCATGATATGCCTTTAGCTTCTAAAACTTTTTTAGATGGTGTAGCCAAAGTAAAGGTAGGGGACTCTGTAGAAGAGGGTACTACTCTAATGGATACTAATTTTACAAAAGACGGTACTTTAGCTCTAGGTAGGAATTTAAAAGTAGGGTATCTGGCTTATCATGGATTAAACTCTAACGATGCCGTAGTTATGAGTAAAGGAGCTACTGAGAAAATGGCTTCTATAAATATGACTAAGTACGTTATTGAAGAAGATAGAGACACAGTTATAGATAAAAACAAGCACTCAGCTAACTTTCCTAGAATATTTACAAAGGACCAATATTCTAAACTTAGTAAAGGTGTTGTACAGGTAGGTCAAAAACTTCGCCAAGGAGATCCTATAGCAGCCGTATTAAGAAAAAAAACTCCCAGTATGGAAAATCAGATATTAGGAAAAGTACACAAATCACTAAGACAAGAGTACTCAGATAATAGTGATGTATGGGACAAGTCTTCAGAAGGCGAGGTAGTAGCTGTAGAAAAAGAGGGTAAAAGAACTACAGTAGTGGTTAAGAGTGTTGAGAAACTTAAAATAGGGGACAAAGTTAGTAATAGGTATGGAGGTAAGGGTGTTATCAGTAAGATAGTAGATGATTCTGACATGGTACAAGACGAGTCTGGAAAACCCATAGATATACTATGGAGTTCTCTAGGTGTAGTTAGCCGTATTAACCCCTCTCAAGTAATTGAAACTGCAGCTGCCAAAGTTGCTGAGAAAACAGGCAAACCCATAGCTATATCTTCTTTTAAAAAGCGTAATAATGTAGAGTGGGTACGAGGACTAATGAAAAAGCATGGTGTGAAAGATAAAGAAACTGTGTATGACCCTATTACAGGTAAGAAAATACCTAATATAATGGTAGGTCCCCAGTACACTTATAAGCTATTCAAAAGTTCAGATACTAACTACGCTGCTAGAGGCTTAAATGGGGGGTACGATATAAATGAGCTTCCTAGTAAAGGAGGGGTTACAGGTGCTAAAGGCACTGGTATTATGGAGATAAATGGTTTACTAGCGCATGATGCTAGAGATATTCTTAAAGAGAATGCTACCATCAAAGGTACTCGTAACACTGAGTTTTGGAGAGCCTTCCAGCTTGGGAGACCTTTACCTCCTCCCAAATCTAGTTTTGCTTTTGATAAGTTTAAAGGTATGTTGGCAGGTGCTGGTTTAAAATTTAAAAAAGAGGGTAACCACATGTCTATGGCTCCTCTTACAGATTCTGAAGTTAGGGCCATGTCTAATGGAGAGATTAAAAATGGTAGGATGGTGCTAGCTAAGAATTTAAAAAGTGAGGCGGGAGGTCTTTTTGATTTAGGTAAAACAGGCGGAATAGTAGGAACTAAGTGGACTCATATTGAGCTGCCCGAGCCAGTAGTTAATCCTTTATTTAAAGATGCTAGTAGGCGGTTGCTAGGTATGACCGAGAAGGAGTTGGATGAAACTACCTTTACAAAGGGTGGGGAATACATTAAGAAAGAGCTAGATAATTTAGACTTAGATTCTAAGCTTTCTAGCCTAAAAGAATCTATAAGTGCAGCTAAAGGAGCTGATAAAGATAATAAGTATAAGCAGATAAAAGCTATTAACGCTCTAAAAGCCAATGGTATGAAAGCCGGGGAAGCTTATACTATGAAAGCTTTCCCTGTACTACCTCCTAAACTACGTCCTGTAGTTCCTGGTGCTAAGGGTGATCTATTAATATCTGATGTAAATCATGTTTACAAAGATCTTATATTAGCAAAGCAAAAGCTGCAAGAAGCTAACGAACTTGGTTTACCTGATGAAGATATTAAAGATATGCGTAGGCATGTGTCTGATGCTGCAGGAGCAGTTATAGGTACTAGAGAACCTGTATCTTCTAAGCTGGCTGCTAAGCAAGTAAAAGGTATAGTTAATACTATAACAGGCACTAAGACTGGGTTTTTTAATGGTAAGGTTCTTGCTCGTAGATTAGATTTTACAGGTAGAGGTACCGCAGCTCCTGACCCTAGTTTAGGTATGGATGAGGTTGGCTTACCTGAGACTATGATGTGGGATATGTATTCGCCTTTTGTTATCAAAAATTTAACTAAACAAGGTTATTCTGCTCTACAAGCCAAGAAAATGGTAGAAGATAAAAACTCCCGGGCTAGAGAAGAGTTAATGATAGAGTCTAATCGTAGACCTGTTATACTTAATAGAGCTCCTTCTCTACACAGGTTTAATGTTATATCATTTAAACCAAAACCAGTTAGCGGTACTACCATACAAGTAAACCCTTTTATGGAGGATGGTATGAATTTAGATTATGATGGCGACGCTCTCCAAGTACATGTACCTGTTACCGAGGGCGCTGTAAATGATGCTAAGAAATTATACTTATCTAATAATGTTCTTGGAGATAGGAACAGAAATACTATTTTAGCTTACCCTAAACAAGAAGCTATGGCAGGTCTTTTTAAAGCGACTATTAATAAACCCACTTCATCTAAGGCTATAAAGTTTAAAACAACTAAAGATGCTTTAGCAGCTTATAGGAGAGGTGAGGTAAGTACTAATGATTTAGTGGAGATAGATGATGAGTAATACCCTACTTCAAGCATACAACACAGGTAAACTTATAGCTATCTACAAGTATGCTGAAGAGTCTAGCTTAGATAAAGAAGAAGACTTGACACCAGTGCTAGAACACCTTGTATCAGGAATGCCTCTAAAAAAAATTACTTCAGAAGTTAAAAATGATTCAGAGAAGGTTGAGAAAGCTAGTTGGGGTGATAAGATAGAATTAGAGCCTGGGTCTGCTACTGGCATAGAGGTATAACATGGAACACTCTAATATAGAAGAAGCCTACTTAGTAGGTAGAGAGCTAGCACGCAAAGAGTTTGAAAAAACTGCTTTCTTAGGAGCCTTGTTTAGAGGAGGTAAATTCCTTGCAGGTATGGGACACCTTGGTAGAGCTGGTTCTAGATTATCTAGAATAAGCGGACATCATGTAGGTATGCCTCTAGGATTTGGTTTATTAAATGCTGCTACCGCAGAAGATGGTGAAAAATCTAAAGCGTTTGTAAAAGGTTTAGCAGGAGGCTTAGCTTTTAATGCATTAATGCCTTTAGGAGCTTCTATAGGTAAGAGGTTATTTGCTCCAGGTTTTAGTGGTAAAGGTTCTTTAGATATGATGAGAAGGATTGGGTTTGGTAAAACTCCTTCTAAGTTAATGGCTCAATCGCAGGGTATAAATAGGGCTTTAAGGAGCAGGCAAGGTTTGTTTGGCCGTAGAGGTGTCTTAGAGAGAATGATGGAATCTGGAAATTTTTCAAAATCTAAAGATCTGTTTAGTGCTCTTAATAAGATTAACAAAAAAAATATGCCCCCAGAGATGAGAACACAGTTAGCTAGGCTTAAAAGAATAGCTAGTGGTAAAACTGTAATAGATCCTTCTAAACAAAAAGCGGTACTAAATGAATTTAAAGATTTTAGTAAAAAGCTCTACCAAACAGGGTTTACACAAGGTACTGCTGCACAGCAGCGTGCTTTAAAGGGACTAAGATTTTCAAAAGGTTTAGGTATAGCTGCGGGAGGAATGGGCTTAGGCATGGTAGGTAGTCATGCTTTAGAAAACACTATGAATACTACCCCGGCATCTTACTTCAATTCTACTGGGGGGCACTGATGTTACGTGGAAAGCTAGCAGATGTATTAATAAACTCAAGCCTACCTAAAGACTATAGATTAGAAGGTGACATGGATACTAAAAAATTAAAAGCATCTATGATTAGCCTAGCCAAAAATAGTCCGGAGAGCTACAGAACGGTTATACCTCGTATAAAGAAATTGGGAGATGAGTTTTCTACTTTTGAAGGTATTTCTGTAGGGCTGGATGATATAGAGCCTGAGTATTCTAAAAGAAACCCCATCATAAATAATACTAAAAGGTTACTTATTAAAGCAGGTAATAACCGTAAAAAGCAAATGGGTGTACTGTTAGAAGCTCAATCAAAGCTTAGAAATATAACTACCACACATCCGGGAGATATGGGCATGATGGCTAGGTCTGGTAGCCGCGGAAATATGAATCAGCTAATGAAAATGGTAGCTAGTCCTGGTATAGTGGGGGATTTTGATGGAGCACCTATACCTTATTTAATAGAGAGAGGATATTCTGAAGGTTTAGCTCCTGCTGAAGCTTGGATAGCCGGTGATGAAAGTAGGTCTCAGGTTATTAAAGGTCAGTTAGGCACTGCTGAGCCTGGAGAAATGCAGAAGGTTTTAGCTTCCGTAATGACTGAACAAGTTATAGCCTCAGATGATTGCGGTACAGATAATGGACTTCTACTAGATGCAAATGATGACTCTGTAGAAGGCAGGTATTTGACCACAGGAGGCTTAATCACAGCCCAGATGGCAGCTAACATAGCTAGAAAAGGTTCCAAAGTTAGGGTTAGATCTCCTATGACTTGTGAATTAGATTCTGGTGTATGTCAGAAGTGCATGGGTCTTAGCAACAAGGGTAAATCTTTTGATTTAGGTGTGAATGTTGGTATTAGATCAGCGCAATCTTTAAGCGAACCTCTAACCCAGATGGCTCTAAGTGCTAAGCATGGGGTATCATTAGTAGAAGGCGATCATAATAAACCTAGGGGACTAGCTGCTTTTAAGCAATTTGTAGAAGTACCTAAGAGATTTTTTCAAAGAGCACCTGTTTCTGAAGTGGAGGGAAAAGTAGACTCTATAGATAAAGCTCCTCAAGGAGGTTATGATGTTACCATCTCCGGATCTCACCACTATATTCCTCCTAATAGAGATTTAAAAATTAAAAAGGGTCAGAGCATTGCGCCGGGAGATGTACTAGCTTCAGGTATCCCAGCTCCTGATGACATCGTTAAATATAAAGGTATAGGGGCTGGTAGAGATTATTTACTAAAATCTTTAAGAACTGTTTATTCAGATTCTGGTCAAAAAGTAGATCCTAGACATTTAGAGCTTCTTACTAAATCCCAATTAAATTACGTAAGAATAGATTCCGGGTCTGATGAATATATACCTAACGATATAGTATCTATACCTAGACTCAGAAATACTTTTAAAGATAAAGGTTCTATGGTATCCGTAGTTGGTAGTGTGGGTAAGATTTTAACTAAAGCTGCAGGACCTCATCTACCTGGTACACGTATAACAAAGTCTATTGCAAAGGACCTTGAGAATGAAGGTATCAAGGAGATCAAGGCGGTAGATTCTAAAATACAAGTTACCCCTATAATGGCTGCAGCCACCAGAACACCTTTACTAAATCCTAACTGGATGCAAAGACTTGGTTTCCGATATCAAAAACAAACTCTTATAAATGCAGCCACATTTGGAGAGACCTCTGATTTACATAGCCACAATCCTATTCCTGGTTTAGCTTTTGGAAAAGAGTTTAGACGTGATAGTAAAGGACGGTACTAATGAGAAATTTAAGCCCTCTTCTCGGTAAGTTAGAAAAGGCCCTTGTAGGGGCCGAACGCCTAGCTCCTGAGGTGCAAAAATCTATACGTAAGTATGTTACACCTTCAGGTAGAATGATAGAAAGCTCTTTAAAGAATCGTGCTAAAGGACTAAATTTATTATTAGGCCAGAAGGGCGGGCTAGATGTCGTAAAATCTAGATTCAGGCAAGGAGGTGTACTAGGTCCCGGAGGTCTTTTTCTAGGGGACCTAGCAATAGATCCTCACTACAAACAGCTACTCACTAACTTAAGAAATAGCAAAGGGTTTAATTACGTGTTAGACCCTAAGACAGGTAAGTCTATTAGTAAAAGAAAAGCTTTAGCTAAAGTAGTGGGTGGTGGTATTGTAGAGAGTATAAACCCTGTTTTTGGGCTAGGATTTCCTATACTAGATGCTAAAGCAGCTATGGATTCTCCGGCTTACGAAGAGGGAGGGGGATACTCAGGATTACTAGGTGCTTTAGGTTCAGGTGTAGGATTTGCAGCAGGGGGACCTCTAGGATTACTTGGGGGTATGGCTGTCGGAGAATTAGGAGGGGGGTTAGGAAGGTCTATTGGAGGTATGTTCGATCCAGACAAACCACTTGTTGATTTATCTGGTAAAACAATGCACACTGTACCAAGGCCTTCCGACTATATACTAGACGCGGCTATACCACATCAATATACTTAACCATGAAACTTATATCATAAAACTAGTTATGGAGATATTATGTCTATACTAAAATTTGCATACGTAAGAGGAGCTCAAAATGCTCTCGTATCTGCAGGAGCTATCGATCCTTACGCTAACGAGTTCAAGGCTGATTTAGCTGTAAAACTAGCCGCAATGGCTATTGAGGATGATGCTGCTGAAGAAGTAAGTGATGAAGAACTTGCTCAAGCTATGGCAGCTCTTAGTGCTAACGCTGAAGAAGAGCTTAGCCCCGAAGAAATTAAACAAATTATGGAGGCTGCTGAAGAAGGTAAAGAAGAGTTAGCTGAAGTTATGGACTCTATGCAAGATGAAGAAGCTGCTAAAGAAGTAGTAGCTTACCTTAAGCAAGCTGCTGCAGGTCATTTCCAAGGAGGCATAGCGAATCCTAAGCCTGTAAATCCTGGAGATTTTGAGCATGAGGCAGGTTCTCGAGCAGATGCTGGTTATGCACATTTAGGTGGTCAGCAAGGATTAGCTGATCCTAAGAAAAATGCTACTCCTTTTACAGCTGCGCAAAAACCTCTAGTGGAAGGAGCTACTCTAGATGCTAAGACAGCGGCAGCTATTCTTAGAAAGTTAAGTGCCGATGCTGCTAATACTGCTGCTAATGAACTAGGCGGTGCTGGATTGGATGGTACTGACGAAGAGCATGAAGGTGGTCCAAGAAAGTCAGAATCCTACGCTAACTTAGCTTCTCAGGGTCTTGAAACGGGTGATTCAAATGCAACACCTTACACAGGTAAGATGGTAGATCACAAAGAGGATATGCCTGCAGGTACTGCTGCTCTGAAAGAGTCAGAAACTAAGAGTGCGGCCTATAACTTCTTACTGTATAAAACAGCTGAAGAAGTAGGGCCTTTCTTACCAGAAGAGTTGGCAGAAACAGATAAGTTAGCAGCATTGCGAACTATGATTGGTATGACTCAACCGGAAAGAGCTCAATATATTCAACGTATCAAGTGGGCTATGGAAGATTCTGAAGAAGATCGTGACGATGATGATGACGATAAAGATTCTAAGAAAGATAGCAAAGAGGATAGCGGTTTATCTGCAGAACAAAAAAAAGATCTTCCAGAAGGACTTCAAGCAGCTATTAAAAAGAAACAAGAAGCCGAAAAAGAAGCTTCTTATATCCTAAGACAACTAGGGTTAGGATACTAATATGAATCTACATACTGCATATATTGCTGGTATGTCTCAAGCTTTTTCCAATAGCGGATTATTGCCTCACATGCCTCTAGAGAAAGTAGCACAAGGTGCTGAGATAGCTTCTCAAGCTACTCCTCAAGAAGCTCAGATGGTGGGACAGTCTTTAGGACCCCAAGATTTAGAGTCTATGATGAAAATTTTAGAGGTTCTAAGTATTTTGTTTGAGCAATACCAAGCACAAATGGGTGGTGCACCTCCAGGAGCGGGAGCTCCTCCCCCACCTCCTCCAGGTGGTATGCCTCCACCTCCTCCAGGTGGTATGCCTCCACCTCCTCCTCCTGGTGGTATGCCTCCACCTCCTCCAGGTGGTATGCCTCCGATGTAATTTAACGTATACTTAGCTAGATCACAAAAATAGTTAGGTGTACTATGAATATAAAAGAACTGGCGACTCTTTCTGGTTCAGAGAGAGTACGGTTAGCTTTGGGTTTAGATGAAGATCAGGCCCAGAAGATCCGTTTTATAGCTTCTTCTATGGCAGAAAAAAATCCGCATATTAATAAAGCACGTCTTGGTAAGGCTTCTCCGGGAACAAGTTTCTACGATTTTAAAAACCATAGATTAGGCATAGGGCATAAATCTAGCGATGTTCTAGCCCACGAACTAGGTCACGCTGCTTCTTTAGGTAATGCTTCTGATTTTTATAAAGAGCTTCTTAGAGGATCTAAAAAGGCTACTAGAATTTCTAATATGGTGGCAACCCCTGCTGCAGCTTTTATAGCCGCAAATCCCAAATTGACTTCTGCTCAAAAAAATAAGTTACTCGAGGCAGGGACACTTATAAGCGCTGCTATAGCCGCACCTAACTTATATGAAGAATTAGCAGCATCTACTATAGCTACTAAACATAGCCCTACTAAACTTAGGACTGCTTTTGGTATGATTCCAGGTCTGATTAGTCACTCTATGAATGATTTAACCGCACCTTCTACCTATTATTTAGTTAAAAAAACTCTTGGAGAAATAGAATAATGATTAAGTTATCCGCAATATCCCCAAAAACAATGCAGGCTGGCGAGCAGCAAGGAGCTTCTTCTCCGGAAGAAGCCCAGCTAAAACAGCTATTTTCCGAATTAGCTTACGGTATGTTAGAAGGCAAACTTCCTAACATAGTACCTAATGTCACCAGCTTTAAGGTATTAGAAGTAGACCTTGATAAACGTAGAGGTGTAGGAGCTTTTAAAGTAAAAGTGGGGACTAATTCTGCGTCAATCCCTATTGTTATGAATGACGGTAAAATCATATCCCCAGAAGTTATGTACAGTGATAAGAGTAAGACTTACTTACCTCTAAAAGATAACTGGTTAGAGGAATTAAGTAATCCCTCGGAAAACTACTTAGGTAAGTCTGCCAAAGCACCCAAAACACTTAGCTCTGATATGGATGTACGAGCACTTACTTTACCTCCTAGTACAGGGCGTTTTGTATATGCTAGTTACGATAAATCAGCGTTACCTAGAATAGTAGACAGTGCTAGCGATGTTGCTAAGCAGAAACTAGCCCAAGTATTTAGTAGTAATACTGAACTACTTAAAACCGCTATGAAATATCATGGCTCTAGTATTTTAGTAGCTTTGCAGCCTAAAATGCAGAAGGAAGCATCAGATAGGTCTTTGGTTACTATATTAGATTCTAATGATACTTTTGAAAGTTTTGAAGAAGGCTTCGGGTCTGCAGTTAAGGAAGCTTTTGAATTATCTTTAGAAGAGGGAGTAGTCACTAGAGATCTACGTCCACAAGCAAAGATAGCTGTAGATGTAAATAGCACTCTTACATTAGCGAAAAATCAAGAATCTGGATTAACTGAACCTAAACACCCTGGGTTATACTCCATAATAACCTCTACTGGTAAAGAGGAAAAAGTAGTAATTATACCTAGACCTTTTACGCAGCTAACTATGGAGTCTGGATCTGTACCTAAAGGTAAAAACTCTGATAGCTATTTAATACTTCGCCCTACAGGTAGGTATACGCTGCATAGGGAATCTATTTTAGCTATACCAGATCCCCTACCCTTACCCGAAGGTTCTAAGCTATATAAAGCTATAGCTTCTAACCCAGCTCCCCAAAATGGTTCTAATCTATTCGTTGGAGTAAATGGTTCAGGGGTTACTAACGCAGTAGTATTAGAAGCTCCTCTTAGTAGGGTATCTAAGACCGCTGACGGCTACACCGCACTTAGCGGAGGTACTAAAGTAGTCATCACTTCTTCTAAAGGTGTATCTATACCTAAGAGAGTAGATGGGGTTTTATATATACCTGCTAGTTATCGTGCTTTAAAAGGTACTAAGACTAGTACTTTAAATAATTTAATAGCAAGCCCGGAGCAGTTAGCCAAAGTGGTGGAGAGTAAGGTTACTAATATTGCAGAAGGGGTAAGTAAAGTAGCTTATAACCGTTCTGGAGATTACTGGGTTTTTGATGGCAAGACTTATGATAGTAAAAAAGATTTATTAATTAAAGCCGCCTCTTTAAATATAAACGTAGATTCTCTACGTAAGAGTTTAAATACTGTAAAAGAGTCTAGCAGCACTAATTTTTATCTAATAAATCCTTCAGACATCACTAAGATGGCTAGTATTTTTGGTCCTGATCCTGCACCTCCACCTCCTCCGCCTGGTGGTATGCCCCCTCCTGGTGGTATGCCCCCCCCCGGTGGTCTGCCCCCAGCTGCTGGTCGTGCCC